TGTACAAGAAGGCTCATCTGCTGACACATAATCGGCAGAGACATAGCCATAATTTCATAACCAATAAGAGACTTTGCCCAACCGCAAATATCACTTGCACCCCAACCTAACTGTCTGATTGCTGACCAATAAGGAAGTGGTTTAGTTCTGATAAATGAAGCACGGTCTGAGTTTACTTCAATACCCGAAATAGGTACAAGGAATGTAGAAGGATTGAGATAGTCTTTTGCACTTAAATCGTAATCGGGAACAACCGTCATGTTCCAACGGTCTGCTTCCGCAAAGTAGTCGATACAACCTTTTCTTAAAAGTTTTGTAGCAAGCAGTTGTTCAAAAGTCATAGCGGTTGTTACAGGGCTGTCACCCTTGAAGATAGGGTAGATAGAAGCACCGCCAAACAAAAGACTGTCTCTTGCTCCCTGTGCAATAATAGAACTGAAGCCAAGGCTTTCTGCATAGTCACGAAGTTCCATAAGTTCGCTACTTTCCATAGCACCGCTTGTAAACTCGTAACCCGAAATACAAAGTCCTCGGCTTTTCTTGTCAATAATAATCTGTGTAAGTCCACCGCTAGAATACATAGCAGAAGCATCGTATGGACCAACAAGGAGAGGTTCATAAGGCTTGCCCCAATTGCCTACGTCTACTTCAGTTCCGATACCCGAACCCGGATTATAAAAACCGTCTTTTACAAAAGAAGCCTTTGCTTTTGCAACGTCAATAGACACTTCTTTTTTTAAGTCTTCGATTGTCTTAAAGCCACCGTCTGAGACGTAATTTGCCTTGACAGTTTCAAACTGCAAGTCTTTTATTTCTGCAATCTCAGAATCACTGAACGATACAGGTGTAGAAGGTCTCTCGTCATTAACACCCGAAACAGGGTCAATCTTCCCCGAAGCAATCTGATATATCTTCTTAAAGTTTTCATCTTTACACCTGTCTGCAATCTGTGCGAACCTATTACTCATAATCTTCCTCGGCTTGCAATCTGCCTATAATTCTCCAAATGAGATATTCAAAGAGACGACAGAACCTTGTGTTCTCCTGCTCTTTGCTCGAACGCTCTACCTTGCCATCCGATAAGAAAACTCTTTCATTAAGGCACGATATAAGTGTCCACGCTCCTTCCATGATACAGAGTGAATGTCTCTCAAAGAGGTCATTAACCAATTTAGTTCCTTCGCCATCCGCAGGTAAGATACCCGGAACAGCAGGCTCAACATCAGCGTCAACACAGTCATTAACATAATTCTGCTGTACGTCTGATAATTTTTCAAGTGGCATCCACACACATTCACACTTAGGGTACTTTTCTCTTACTTCCTTGAAGTTTATTACATTCTGTGTGAAAGCGTCAACAACTTCTATCTTTCCATTTACAACCGCAGAAGAAATCCAAAGAATACGACCCGGCAATGCAAATGTTCCAAGGTATACTTCCTGTCCTTTTACTTCAACATCGGGTACGAGACAGTCACCATTGAACTTCTCGTATACCTTTCCGTTGTTCTTTCCACGCATAGATACTGTATGAGAGTATCTAAGGGCATCTATGAAGTGGTTGAACTTGTCTACAGGTATTCTGAGTACTTCTCCTGTCTGCTTATCAACCTTGTACTGATAAAGGTCGAACTCTTCAATGACAGGTTTACATCTTGGGTGAATGACAATCTCAGAAAAACTTCTCAAATACTGAATGCCGTCTTCTACGCTACCTGCCCACTTCTCTGAAGCGATAACATTGTAATGTTTTGAACGCATAAATGAGATTGTTTCCGGTCTCGCACTATCTGCATAGATAGGATAAATCGAAGTTCCTTCTACTTCGTTGAATAAAGACGGTGTATCTTCCAAATCACAGCCTACACGACCCGCACATTGGTCGATATAAAGGGTATTTCCAATGATAAATGAGCGAATAACGGCTGTCGGGTCTTGTGCAAAGCCCCAGTCTGCACCATAGTGAAAGTCAGCATTTTTAGGGGTTTCAAAGGCTTTAACCGTGTATTTACCCCTAAATATCTGAGCATCAGAGAGACCTAAGCACTGTCCTTCCCAAATCCACAAATAACGCTCATAATCATCTCTCTTATCCTTCTCCATTTCCAAGCGGAGAACTTCGGGAAAGTATGGATTGTCTGAATAATTTGCCTTGATTACCAACGAGTTTTCGTCAGCGTTCTGCATTTCTACATAAATAGGGTCGTTATCTTTGTATGGATTGAATGTAAAGATAAGGATAGAACCTTCTGCACGGATTGTAGGAACGAGTACGTCATAACTCTCCCTACTCATAGCCTGTGCTTCCTCGAACCAAGCGATAGATACATTTTCCATAGACTTGATTTCAGAAACATTAGACTTGATTCCCGCAAAGATAAACACAGAACCGTTAGCACCATAGATTGCGTTCTTCTGAATAGTGAAGAAGTCAGTCAGACCCATACGTTCAATAACGTCACACAAAAGAGCGTGAACAGAGTCTGCAATAGACTTCTGAAGTTCACGACAACATAGTATCTTAACCTTTTCTTGATATGCTCTGAATACACAGTACTGAGCAATAGCCCAAGACTTACCGCTACCACGACCACCATAGATGAAGTTACGTCTTTTTGCCCCTTTGAACAGGGGTTTAAAGACTTGAGGAACGGTAAGTTTTACTGCTTGTTTTTTTACTGTTCTAATCATTAGTTGATAGCAACATCACCGTCTGAGTATCTTTCATATTCTGTTTCACTAACAGTAATAGAAGACGCTCCTGTTCCAACGGCTGTAATTGTTCCTTCTGACAATCCTGTTGACGCACCAATCAAAGCCTTGTCGCTTGTTGTAGGTGCTTCAATTTTTGTGTAGATAATTGCAGTGCTGTTCTTCCAAGCGAAAAGTGTAGGAACGTATCCGTCTGCGAATACACCCTTATTTCCGTCATAAGAACCTGCAACTGCTCTTTTTCCAACTGAAGCCATTATTCTTCTCCTTCAATTCCTTTTACAATTTTCTCTCCTGCTTCTCTGTCAAGAGAAGATACAAGAGCCGTAAGTCTTCCGATGTGATTGTATTCATCGTCTACTATTTCTTGAAGAACAGCCTTGGTTTCTTCGTCTGTGACTTTTTCCAAGACCTTCAAATAACCTTTTACTGCTTCTGCTTCGTCAGCAAGAAGAAACATTAATTCCTGTATCAAGTCGTGCCTCCTAGTCGAATACTCTCGTATTCTCCATTACTCGTCATCTCCTGCGAACTCTACGGTTATCTTACCGCCTGTTCCGCCTGCGTTATCCATTGTATGTGAAAGTTTAGTAACTTTGCTGTATCTCTGTGGATTCATTAATTCAAGAAGTCTTTCCAACTGTTTTGTTTCACCACGCTTTACATTCTCTTCGGCTACTTCATTTAATTTACGAAGAAGGTCTGCTTCCTTTCTAGCAAGGGAAAAGTTTACCTGTGACACAAACTCTTCATCGCCTGCAAGCTTCTCTTTAAGTTCGGGACCAATTTCGCTTGCGATACAGGCACTATCCAAATCCATTCCGAGTTTCATAAACTCAATACAGAGGTCTACTTTCTTTTTTTCTAAATCCATAAGTTCCATATCTATACCCTCACAGTACCTACAAAAGTTTTTTATATTCTAAAAAGAAAACCCGCCCTCAAGCGGTGGGAGGGCAAGAAGGCGGGCAAACGGAGCGGTGTTCAGACATGACACCAAGAGAGGGAAAAAACCATAAAACCTCTCTTTATTTCCTATGGCATTGGTAATTTTATATTATTTTGCTTGATTTCTATTGTCAAGTGTTTTATAATCTTTTTTGAAAGAAGGCTTCGTAATGGTCGGGCAAATATGAAACGGTAGCGTTACGAACACAATGCTTCTTTCCCTTCTTGTAAGAGAAGATGGTCAATCACGTTACTATGGGTGAGCAACTGACAAGCGTGTGCCGGTCTGCGATGAAGTGCCGGCTCAGTCCTAGTCTGCAACTTGACAAGACTTCTACTACATTCAGTATTGCAGAGTTACTGATGTGGGCATTTGAGACAACTTTCGAAGTGTGTACCAAATCAGCCTTGATGAAAAGAGACTGTGAATTACACCCAATGACGGAGACTGAAAGCCGAGAGGACAAGTTGTTTCATTTGCAGGAAAAAGCAATAGGAGAAACTAGACCCGTACTTCTTGTAGCACTGAAGTACCTTGAGTGTTTCCCCTAGGTGTCTTTTTGCCTGCTAGTTAAACTCATAGCCGAAGGCTCTGAGTGAAGGTTTGTAAAACTTCTGAATTTCCTAGAACTTCTGAAACTATACCACTTTTGAAAAACTGAGAAAATGCGTAAACTTGATAGCCCCCACAAAATCCGGGTACTATACGCCTATACAGTATACCCGCCATTCTACTATACAAATGTTTCAACTACCGAACGGTAGAAAGTAACTACCGATAGATAGTAAAAACTACCGATTAGTAGCCTATAACTACCGATTAGTAGCCTATAACTACCGATTAGTAGTTGAAAGTGTATAGTATAAAATGACTATAATTTCATATACCTTGTATATAGTGTGATTAAAAATGAATGACACTAGCATGTGTGATACACACAAAGTATTATTTTTTTTACAGTTCTGACAGTGTGATAGAGTGTGTATATAAAACCTATTGCATAGAGTGGTATAGTGTGGTAGAATTATAGATAGTTGTAGGGCGTTGCCCGAATGGATTATTTTTATTTGTGTGTGTGTACTACACAACTAGTACAAAGGATTTTAAGCGTATGGATAAATACAAGTTCATTAATGACAAGTTCCCAAGTGTGGAATATGACGATTTGAAGAAAATCGACAAAAAAGCAGTTGCTATCATTGATAGCCTTTTAACCGGTTCTGACAAAGTTCAGTTACCACTTGCAAGCGCTATTGATTTGGATAGCCAAAAAGATTTTACAGTTGACGTAAAGCAGTTAGTTAGAATTCAGTTCGCTATCTATTCTATCTCTAACATTGTGTTCACAACTAAAACTATGAAAGATGCCGACAATAAAGCGTATAACGTTTATTTTGCCGAATCTGTCGATGATTGCCCCGAACTTGAGGAACTTTTCACCACTGCCAAAAAATCAGAATCTAAGCGTGAGTCTAGTAAAAAGACTTCAGACAAAAAAATTGCACGTGAAGAAAACCGCATTGCAAAGATTGAGACAAAAAAGAATAATGAATATGGCGAAGCGGTAAAAAAAGCAAAGGATAACACTGGAGATGTTTACGCCCCGCTTGTAATTACTGCCCTTTATGACTTGCAAAAAGTTCTCAAGTTCAAAGATGGCGATTTGGAGATGGTTCGTTCAGTACTCGAAAAGTTTGAGAGTTCTGTTGTGACAGTTGCCTTAAGAGATGGTTCTAAATACTATGGAGAGTAACGGAATCTGACAGTTAAAAAAGTTCTAGCCGGTGGTTTTTTCCACCGGTTTTTTTTGCCCTAAAAAATCCCCTTTACCCACTGACTTAATAGGTAATAACACTCTGGACTACTTGCAGCTTATCACCCTATCTACATCATAGGTTATTATCCCGCGAAAGTTCTGTTGTGTTATACACTATTGACGGTCATTTCTAGTGTACTAAAACCCCATTGACAAAATACACCGCTTGTGGTATAATATATATATAAAGGTTGAAGGAAAGGACAAACACCTAACCGAAACCTTAAATCTAGTGTTACGTGTGTATGACACACGAAAGGATTGAAAATATGGAAAACTTAATCGGTAAGAAACTTCATCAGTTCCACAGTTGGTATTATGAAATTGTTGAAATTGTGCGTTACACAGAAGACTTGCTTCTTGTAAAGACAAGGGCAGAAGATGGTTTTGAGCGTTATGAGTGTTTTGAAAAGCGTGACGGAGATTGGTACTTTGACACTTATTGGCATTACTATGATAGAGAAACCGCTTTGTATCTTTTCGACTTAGACTGCAAAAAGAAAACTGCTTAAACTACTCCCCCCCGCAAATTTTGGCAATTCAATTTTGCTTAAAGGGGGGGGCAGTAATTTTTGGCTTTGCTTTTCCCATTTGGGGGGGCATATATTTTCTGAGCCTTTTTCCCTTTATGGGGGGGGGCAATAATAACAACGTGTGTATGACACACGAATGGGGTACAAAATGTTAATTGATTTAATCAAACAGAACGTTCGTTGGTGCTACGAGAAGATTTTCGGCTATTCAGTTGTTGGTTACAATGGAACTGACGTTGTAAAAAAACACTTTCTGTTCTTAAAAAACGCCTTTGCTTTTTCAGAGAGGTTGTTTTTGGACTACGCAAACAGATACTCTATTGCAGATGTAACAGTATTCAATCGAAAATACGAGCATATTGCGGACTTTTTTAGGGGGTACTTCTGATGTTAGTTTGGGAAGTTGCACGCCTTCGTGGTGTGTCATTCACAGAAGTAGAACAGTGCTTTCTTGCGGATTATTCCACAGAAGATGCACAGAGATTTTGGGATTCAACTTGGGCTGAAGTTCAGAACACTTGGTTGAATTATTCACCGATTTATAACTTATTTTGGGGGCACAGAAATGGAAGAGTTGCTTAATTGGATGGGACTAACTTGCATCTTGCTTGTAGTCGTAGGTGCTATCATTGTAACTGAGGCTTGGTCTTTGGGCAGAGATTATATCTATGTCACAAAGACAAAAGCAAAACGCTTGAACTATGTTGAAAAGTGGCTTGATGGTTTCAAGAAACTTTTGCAAATATAAGGGGGGGTGTCTTATGTTGTGGGTTGTGACATACACTCTCGTAAGTTATGGAGAGATTGAAGACTTTTCTGTTGAAGGTCTTTTCAAAGGAACTGAAGAAGAAGTTATTGCGTATGTTCAAGAACGCAATGAAAAATATCCTATCGGGCATTTTGATTATTGCCTTGCAAAAATGCTTAATTAGTGGGGGTGTCTTATGAATAACTTCTTGGCTATAATCTACGCTTTTATGTTAGGCTTCTGTCCTTATGACGAAGTTGGCGTTAAAAAAAACTCAGAGCATTTTTACGATGCAACTCACGTTCAGTTTGAATTAGGGGTTGACATCCTTGATTGTGTAAAAATGTATGGGGGCGAAGAAACCTTTCAAACTATGTGTGGAAGCCTTTTTAGTTGGTCTCCATATACCCAAAACTACTTTGTGGGTGCAGAGTTTCACAAAGATTTTAGCGAAAAACTTACACTAAGGGCGGGTGTAAAACACAACTGTCAACATCCTTGCGAAGTGTGGGGAGAACAAAACAGTACGTTTAATAGCGCAAGAACTGAAATCTATGTAGGGGTTTCGGGAAAGATAGAAATATTCTAAGGAGTTGCTATGGATATTGAAAAACTAATAAAAGTTTCTGCTTTTATAAAAGAAGGTGTAGACCTTCTTGTTGAGTGTATTCGTGAGCAAGATAAACGTATAAAAGAACTAGAAAAAGATTTGTCTGAACTCACCATCACGAATGACTATCAGCGTGTAATCAGCGAGAAGAACGAGCGGATTTCTGCTCTTGAAATTGAATTAGAAGAGGCTAAAAGGAGGTCTTGAATGGAAAAGTTTGTAGAACTTTTGGAGCAACTGTGTGACACACTCAAATCGGTGAATGACGGAGTTGCTATCATCAATGAGAACTTGTTTCAACTAACCACAGTCTATGAAGGACTGCGTACAGATGTTGACAAACTGATTGAAAATCAGACGGGGGTGGTCAAATGAATATGCTCAACTCTCTTTTAATCGAAGGAGTCATGACCGCAGGCTTATCTTCAAGTGGGCGTTTCACAATTGAGAATGAGCGTTCTGAGGGTGGGAAACAAGTAAAGAATGTCTTCTTATGCAAACTTATACCTGCACTTTTTGAAGTTGAAGGTGTAAGAAGTAGGGTTAAGAATGGCAACAGATTTCGTTTAGTAGGATACCTTTCAAAAGATACAGACGGAGAACCTATGATTATGGTTGAACACGTTGAAAGGGTTGGTGTTCGTTCGGGCAAATATAATTTTGCCATAGAAAAATAATTTGTAAATCAGTGTGTGTAACACACTAAAGGAGTTTAATATGAGTGAAGAAATCACTTCAAAAGAAGAAGAGGAAAAAGTTGTCGCTCTTCCAACTACAAAGGACGTTGAAATTGACGTCACAATCAATGGCATTAGATACAATGGCGTAGTATCAATCGGTCTTGACGACTGTCACGACATTAATCTTCACAGTCTGCTTGATGACTATGACCTTTGGGCAAACTATTACGGAACAAGAGTCTGTAAAGTGTGTCACATTCTTGCGGGTGAAGCACTGTGGAAAGCGGGGGAAGGTTTCGATGATGATATTGTCGAATGTTGTGAAACAGGATGGCACGCTGACCGAGAGTTTATGAGACAGTTGGAAAGCGAAGATTGGGCTTTTGTACCTCTATGTTTCTACTTTGAAGATTGGGATGAATGGGTGTTGTACTCTAAAACGGAAGAAAATCGTGTAATAGACTCCGAAGGATATCGTTACACAAAAAGGGCGCCTGTCTCTTGGTTTAGAGACAGATATTACTGTGATAATTGTGACTGCTATATCGAAGACGATGAAGATTACTATGGCGATGGTGAGTGCCGTTGGTGTCACGAAGAAAGTGTGGGTCACATTATTGAAGGGTACTGTGAGTCACACGAACACGAACCAATTCTGTTTGGAGACTATAAGGACAAAGAGTCTTTTGTCGGCTTGGGATTTGAACTCGAAGTCGATGGAGACGACAGTATATCAAGACACAATGAAGAAACTGCACAGGGTCTTTGCGAAGCAAGTGGTCTTGAAGATGATGAAATGCGTTTCGCATACGATGGCTCACTGAACAATGGTTTCGAGTGTATCTCACAACCACACACAGTCAAACTGTTTTGGGAGAAGCAGGCTCAGTGGAGAGAAATGCTCCGATACCTTGCAAGCAAGGGTTATCGTTCTCACGACCCGGGAACTTGTGGACTTCACGTACACGTAAGCCGTGGTATGTTTGGCAAAACAAAAGAGATACAGGATACTGCCATAGCAAAGGTGTATACATTCTTTGACGAGAATTGGGAAGATATTGTCAAGGTATCTCGAAGACGTTCGTTCCATTACTGTCAGAAAAACTATCTCGACAGTGAACTAGAAGAAAAGGTTGCTGATAAAAAGACAACCCGATTTGAATGTTGGAAGAAAGTTAGTAAGTGGCAGGGTGGTCACGGAGTTGCTTTGAACAATTCTAACCGAGCAACATTTGAATATCGTCTTGGTCGTGGAACGCTCAATGCGTGGTCATTCTTCAGTTGGATTGATTTCGTTCTTACAATCACAAAGAACGCAAAGCGTATCACAATAAACAAGGTTGAGACTAACGATAGGTTGTCTTGGCTTGGTGGTATCACTGAAAGCACCGCTAAATATATCTACAAGCGTGGGGCATTTCAGAAAGAGATGTTGGCTCTGTATCCTAACATTGAATGGGAACAAGACCTTATTGACAACAACAACTAGTGTAACACACACTCGGATAGAGAAGAGTTATTATAATGTCTACTAGAGTAGACACTAAAGGAGTAAATTTATGTGCGTAATCGCTTACAAGCCACTCAACGTGGCGTTTCCGGAAGAGGCAACTCTTAAAAATTGTTGGGACAACAATCCCGATATGGCAGGTTTTATGTATGCTTGGAATGACCACGTATACATTCAGAAAGGTTATGAAAAGTTTGAGGACTTTATGAAGGCTCTGAATAAAGTCAGAGAGAAAACAGGAGACGAGATTCCGTTTGTTATGCACTTCCGTATCTCAACACAGGGTTTTGATAAGGCTTGTTGTCAACCATTTCCTTTGTCGGGCAATATGAAAAACTTGAAACGTCTGAAGGTGGAGACCAATATTGGTGTAGCACACAATGGCATTCTGTCTTTGACTTCAGATGGTTCTAAGGATTATTCAGACACAATGCTTTTCGTAACAGACTATCTTGTGAATATCATACGAAGTTATGACTGGCACAAAGACCCGAGAACAAAGAAACTTATTGAAAATCTGATTGATGGTTCACGCTTCGCAATCCTTGATAAGAAGGGTCACTGTGAACTTATGGGAAAAGGTTGGATTGAAGACAAGGGTTGTCACTACTCTAACAGTACATACTCTTATAAGAAGGTCGCCTTTACAGGTTTCAATTATGGTAGTGGTTGCAGTCGTGGTCTTTGGGATGATTACTATGACGATGATGGCAGTTACTATTGGGACAAAAGCACTCGTACTTGGAAATGGAAGGGCGGTAGTGATAAATACCGTTGGGACTGCGACACAAGAAGATGGGTTGAAAAAGAAAGCGAAAAACTTACTGAGGTAGACTCTTGGGCAGATTTTTATATGGATGGCAGAGGTGAGTATGACTTTACAGAACACTATTGTCCGTTCTCTGAAGAAGACGATGACTCTTACTGCGAGTGTTGTGCAAACTCAAAGAGTTGTCCCTACCTTTGGAGTTGTCAGCAGGCAGTTGGCAACGATAACTAAAGCATAAAACGTCTGCGGGAAACCGCAGATGAATGGAGTGAAAATTATGAAATACAATTTTGTGTATGACACAGACTTTCTTGCAAAAAATGTCTTTAATCTGTCCACAGAAGAAGTTGATATTGTACTTGCAACCATTATTGGAAAGCACAATGCAATCTTCTATGGAAACAAACCCGAACGACTTGTAGATGCAGTTAGATTGTTGTCACATTCGGAAAGGTTTGTAGAACAAAAGTTATTTTCCGGCATAGATGACGGCTTGCAAAACGCAAAGGAAGGTATTATGTATCTGAAAGACTTTGACGTTTGGTCAATTATCGAACAACAGTTTCTTTATGTTCACACGTTAAATGACGCAGGCAGATGTGCTCAGTTTATTGCAACAACAAGCCTCAACCCGACTGAAGTTGTAGTGCCCGATGTATTAGACAACTTTGACATTATCTATAAGTGTAAGGAAGGTGAAAATCACATCTGCTCTAGAGAACGTGTATCAACTAAACTTGAAGGGATTATTAAATATCATAACTCGTTACACTCGGGCAAATGTATTACAAGCACAGAACTTAAACTTGAAGGTTATTGGTTGTGGACTGATGCGTATTCATATCTGCGTAAACTAGGAGAAACCAACCCCGTAATCGCCCGTAAGGTTTCTATGGTTTCTAGGTCAGTATCAGACTGTAAAAGAAATAGTCTTACAACAATGGATGACATTCATACCGCAGAGTATATATGTGGGTTACGCAAAGAAGAGGAGTTGTGGTAATGAAATACAAATTCATAATTAATGAACCTGTGTTGGATGGTCAGTTTGTTGCGTTGTCTGAAACAGAAAAGGATATTGTGATAGCCACAGTGATTGGCAACTACAGTCTTTTCTTGGAAGGGTTTCAGACAAAGAGAATCACTAAGGCTATAAAACTTCTTAGAGATATCAACAAGCCTTTTGTAACTATCTACGAAGATGTCACAGATGAAGAACTTATCGGCAATCATAACGAAAATGGTGTAAAAAAAGGTTTGGTAACAGAAGCAGACGGTGGGTACTTATACACAGAAGATTTAAGTTCACTAGACGTTGGCGTTATATCTTGGTTGCGTACAGTTATGCACAACACTTGGATAAAACTGTGTTGTACCGGAAGAGGCACTGTTACCCTTCCTGCAAACTTTAAGTTGATTGCAGAAACGGAAGAAAGAAAAAACTACTATGACTTCTCTTGCATTATTAAGATGTGTGACATACGCTATCGTTGTGAAGAAGTTGAAGACAGAGAAGTATATTCTCTTGCTTATCTGAAAGAGGAGATTGATAGAATCAAAACATTCTATAAAGACTTTGATGACGATGAGATACGTCTTACCGAAAGAGCGCAGTCTAGCACACCTTTGCTTCAGAGCAAAGAAAATACAATAAGGTTGGCTAAAACCTTATCAACAATTAAGGGGCATAGTCTAGTTACTTACAATGACTTAGACAGTGCATATAAACTAACAAAATAATTGTGTGTCATACACAAAAGGAGATTAAACTTATGACATTTGTAAAACTTTTTGAAAGCCGTGGTGGAAACCGCAGAGAAAAAATGATTGGTTCGGCAGTATTCTGTGATGGTAAACTTACAATCAGATTACCAAACACAAAAGACGTTGTTGAAAAGGGTATTACAGAAGATGGATTTGGTGTTGTCACAAAGACAGTTGAGCCACGTAAGTCACCTTACACAATGATTGTAGTAAAGTACGATGTAAACGACTTGCCACCACAACTTCGTGGACAGACTTACAAGTTCAGAATTAATGCAGAGCAGATTTCAGAAGATGAATTTCTGTTCAGATTCGACAAAGCAAAAATGCTCAATAAGAAATAGGGGGGGGGCTATGGATTACTCAAAGGCTATTGCGTCTGCACAGAAAAATGATGCAGACAAAGAACTTGAAAAGAAACTTGAAGAAAAGAAACACTTGGAAGAAGTTTTGAACAGTCTAAAAAAGTTGACACCAAGAATTAAGAAACTGATTGACACTGCAAACGAACTTCTGAAAGCAGGCTATTGGAGTTTCCTCGACCCGGGAGATTGGGGAAGGTGCGGGTTTGTTTCTGAAGGTTGGGCACATCACTTTGGTTTTATGTTAGACAGAAACGCTCCAAGGAGAACTCACATTGACTCTGTTGGAATTGTTGCAGGTGGTTACTGTGGTGAACATGATTTCCACACAACAGGCAAAGCAACTTATATGACAGGTTGGTATGAGTCTACTCCCGATGGTACACCTATCAAAGTGCCATACGCAGAAAGAACGCTTAAAGATTTCGATGACTTTGAGCAGAGGTTCTATACTGCACTTGAAAGTTTCTTAGCAAGTAAGGGTGTCACTGTGTAGTACACAAATCGGAGAGAGTTTGTTATAATACTTACAAGGAGCATTGGTAATGGCAGAAACAAAGTTTATAAGAACTAAAAAGGAACGTAACTACACGACCTTGGACAATACGTTTATCAGAGATACAACATTGTCTTGGAAGGCGAAAGGTGTAATGACATATCTGTTATCACTTCCCGATGATTGGGTTGTGTACCTTTCAGAGATACAGAAACACGCTTCCGATGGTCGTGACTCTTTACGTACTGCGGTAGCAGAGTTATTGGAAAAAGGTTATTTAGTAAGGATTCAGAACAGAACTGATGAGGGGAAATTCGGCTCTACTTCCTATGAAATAGTGGAGTCTCCTGCGGAAAAACCGTTTACGGAAAATCCGTCAGCGGATAATCCGTCAGCGGAAAACCCGAAACTACTAAATACTAATAATACTAATAACTTATATATACCAAATACTAATAATATATATACCGCAGAAGAAAAGCCAAAGAGAACTCGTAAGCCTTTCACAACTTCTTACGAACAGATTCTTGCTATCTGTATCAAAAATGGATTCAAGGGAATGAATAATACGGAAGGTGAAATGGCAGAGTGGTTCTGTAAGGTTGCTCTTAATGAAGATGGAACTGTATGCTACAAGGGAAATGTCATTAAGAGTTACATAGGATTGGTCTCTATTCTTCGTAGTGTTGACGTAAGCGGAAAGAGTTATTCAAAGACAACTCCTTCTAAAAGAGTTAGGTCAACTGTAAACGAAGGTTGTTTCTAAGGAGTATATAAATGAAAATTATATATCACGATTGTACTGACGGATACCTTACTGAAGTTAAGTTTCCGCAGGGGAGTGAATGGTTTACAACTATGTCAGACGCACTAATACGAGTTGGAGAATTATTCGGCAAGGATAAATGTAAAGATATACCTCAAGAACGAATTGAACACAACGTAGACAAATATACCTTTCTTGAAAGTATAAAGGAGAGTGTATGACACAGGAAGAACTTATTGACGAAAGAGCGAAGGCTCGAATTGAACGCATTGAGCGTGAGAAGGAAAAGCAGAACCGCAAACATCAAGACAAGGTTGAGAGTGTGGATTGGTTTTCTAAACTCAATAAGGGGGAGGACTATGGCAGAAGAACCGAAACTCGCTAATGCTCTGTTCGCAGAAATACTTAGCCGTGAATACAAAACCGGGTTGTTCCGTTGTGAGAAACACGGAGAAGTCGAGAGTGAGTATTACATTGACAAGAACGGACAGACTGTATGGGGGGAGTGTCCCGAATGTGCAAAGGAACACGAAGCGATGTTAGCGGAGAAGGAACGCCTTGCTGAAATTGAAAAGCAGAAAGAGCGTTGGCTTCAGTCTAACATCAAAGAGAAGTTCTTTAGTATGACGTTTGACGATTACAAAGTTTTTAATGACTCGCAGAAAGTTATGTTGGAAAAAACAAAAGCAATCGCAAATGGAAAGAATCGTTCTCTGTTGTTGCTTGGTGAAAACGGATTAGGTAAGACTATGCTTGCGAGCCTTGCTTTAATGAAAAGGGGGGGATACATATACAAGATGTATGAGATTATCACACAGATAAAGAGTTCGTATAAAGCAAACTCAACTGTAGACGAAATGGATATTCTCAAAAAATTGTCTAGTTGTCCTCTGCTTGTCATTGACGAAGTGGGTAAACAGTTCGGTTCTGAAAGTGAAAAGAATTGGCTCAGTTATATCATTGATGAACGCTATGAATGTAACAAGCCTACAATTCTTATCTGTAATCTAAAACTCAAAAGAGAGTGTACTGAAGAAGAAAAGGCAAGTGGATTGTACATTGAACACTACTTGGGTAGAGACAGTGTATCTCGACTGGTAGAATGTGCAGACATTGTGACTGTCACAGGTGAAGATTACAGAAGAAAAATGGCATTGACAGATTAATCTGTTAGTGGTATAATTACATTAGTTTAGGTGGTGAAGAGCCACGTACTAAAGGAGTGCTTATGGATAAAGCAAAATTTATGGAAGCCCTTATCGAAGTAGAAACGAAGGGTCTTAGATTTTCAAACAAATCGTTTGAGTGTGGTGCACACACAAACGTTGAAACACAGAGTGCTATGCGACAGTCGGACGCAGAGTTCTCAAATGCTATTTCTAATTTACGTGAGATGATTCTCACAGAAGGAGTGTAACGTATGGTTATTACAAACAAATTTAATTTACCACAGAGTTTGGTAAATGCGGTATCAACAGAGAGACACAACAAGGAAGGATGTGTTTCGGCAACTACTTTGTTGCAGGGTGTAAAGCAGATTGTCTTAACAAACAGACATTGGGATGAACTTGAAGACGATGTATCAGACAGAGTATGGGCTATCTTTGGAACTGCGGTTCACAAACTGTTGGAAGAGTCTAACCCAAATGCGTTTACAGAAGAGCACTTTGAGTTTGATGTAGGTGGTAAGACTGTAACCGGACAGGTTGACTTGTACGATATGGAAGAGAAAACAATTACCGATTACAAGACCGCAAGTGTTTGGAAGGTTGTCTACAAGTCTTTTGATGATTGGAAGAGACAGGGATTGGTATACGCTTGGCTTTTGAAACACGAAGGTCTTGAAGTAAAGCGTTGCCGTTTTATCGCTATGCTCAGAGATTGGTCTGTAGGTGAAGCAAAGAAGAAACCCGAATATCCGCAGAGTCAGATTTATGAATATACATTTGATGTTACCAAGGCAGACTTGGCAGAAATCGGTATGTTTATAACAAAGAAAGTTGAAGATATTGTCAAGGCAGAAGGTATGTCTGATGATGATATTCCACCTTGCTCCGCAGAAGAAAGATGGGCAAGACCTACTACTTGGGCGGTTATGAAGGAAGGTAGAAAGACTGCACTGAAAGTGTGTGACACAGAAGAAGATGCAGAAGATTATAAATTCAAAGCGGGGGCGGGTTGCTTTATCGAAAAGCGTGAAGGTAAGAGTCCTCGTTGTGAAGATTACTGTCTGTGTAGAGAACACTGTAGTTTCTACAAGAGTTTAATGGCAAACAATTCATAAGGAGATAATTTATGGAAGTATTGATTAAAATTCAATCTGAACTTAAAGCGAATAAGTCACAGTACAATTCGTTTGGGAAGTATTATTACAGAAGTTGCGAGGATATTTTGGAAGCGTTAAAACCGTTATTAACAAAATATAATGCAACAATGTATATTACTGATGAAGTAGTAGAAGTTGGTGGGCGTGTATACGTAAAGGCAACGACAACAATTTCTGACGGTAAGGAAAGTATTTCTGTAAGTGCATACGCAAGAGAGCCGGAAACTCGCAAGGGCATGGATGATGCTCAGGTTACAGGAGCAACTTCTAGTTACGCTCGTAAATATTGTCTTAATGGCTTGTTTGCCATAGATGACTCAAAGGACGCAGACACAGATGAAAACAGAAATGAGTCTGACGCACGTTCAAAGACTAATGGGAGTGACACACCAAAAAGTGACACACCTAAAGTTCAGCGACCTAACTACAGTGAAGAGCAGTTAGCAAAAATGAAGAAGTGGACAGACGGAACGTTCACTGAAGAAGAACTCGCAGAGTTCAGAAAGCGTTGTTGTGGAGCAGATTACGCAGACGCAATCGAAGATATTAACGGAGAGTACGAAAAGCGTAAGGCTATTTTCTAAGGAGTGAGGTATGGATATAAATACACTCAAGAATAAATACATAGGAAAAAGATTTGGTCATCTTGTTATTAAAGATATTGTTAGAAACAATTATCATTCTTTTGCACTATGCGTTTGTGATTGTGGTGTAGAAAAGCAAACAAGGCTCGACCATCTAATTTCCGGTAGTACCAAAAGTTGTGGTTGTCAACAACACAAAAACCGAAAGCCTACCAATGTTATACACAGTTCAAGTAAGACTAGATTGTATTGTATATGGATTGGTATGAAACAAAGATGTTTTAATAAAAACCACAATGAGTTTAATCGCTATGGTGGTCGAGGTATAACAGTATGTAAAGAATGGTTAGATTTTAGTGTATTCAAAAAGTGGGCTAAAACCCACGGTTATGCAGACAATCTAACTATTGAGAGAGTGGATGTTAACGGTGATTACTGCGAACAAAACTGCAGGTGGATACCGTTATCTGAACAATTAAAGAACACATCTAGAAGTGTGTTTATAACTTTCAATGGAGAAACTCTTTGTGCTAACGATTGGTGCAAAAGGTTTGGATTACCAAATAATTCTGTAATTAGGAGATACAGAAAAGGCTTGCCATTGGAAGAGGTATTCAAATTGAATACAAAAAAGGAGTAGTTATATCGACATTAACGAGGTTTGCTTGAGCGGAAGAATTTACGACATTGGTGTGTGCCCGACAAAAGGTTTATACCCTGTTGTAGAAGCAAAGTTGTCAGTTAATATTGGCAACAGTAAAGACAATGGTGCTATGTATGACGAGTTTAATATTCGTTCCTATGGTAAAAAGAGCGTGTTCATTTCGACATTGAAGGAAGGAACATTTGTAACTATTCACGGAAAACTGAAGGAAGATATTAGGGTTAATGCAGATAACCCAAATACTACTAGAAGTAAGACATACGTGAACATTGAAAACATTAAGACTCTCGGAATGGGGGAAGGAGAAGATAATGACTAATCTCAACAAAGTTATCGTGCAGGGCAATCTAACAAAAGATGCTTCTGACGATATGAAACGCAGTCAGAACAGTGACGTTGCGTTTGGAACATTCACGCTTGCGGTAAGCCGTTCTGTAAAAAACGGAGACAATTGGGAAGACCGAACTTCGTTTATTAAAATCAAAGGGTTTGGCAAGGGGTATGAAAACGCTTGCAAGCATTTGACTAAAGGTTCTTCCGCAATTGTAGAAGGCTATCTCGAACAGGAATGTTGGGAGAAAGACGGACAGAAGCGTTCTGAGATTGTTGTAATTGCAGACCGCATTTATCCTACTTACAAAAAGAGTGGAGATAATAACGGTGGCAGTGGAGCGCCTAAGTCAGAGCCTAAGCAGACTCAGAACAATGACGGCTTCCAAGAGGATTTTCCATTCTAATTAGCGGAGAGCACGATGAAACACTTAGGACTTAATGGTGGTTGGCGTGCTCTCGCAAAAGCCTGCTTTCAAAACGCAATAAAACAAGGTGATATTGGGTTTATGTATGACAGAGATATATTCTCTGTTATATGCGGGCTTGCGAGATTGGATGAAACCGAGGCTATGGTTGCACTAAGATATGCGGAGTCTATGAAAAAAACACACGGAGAGAAGTGGTACAAAGGTATACTTAATGAAGTATTGAAAGGAGTAGAAAAATGAAAAAACAGCATGAGATGGTATTGGAGTATTTACAGACACACAAGGAAGGTATGACTTCCCTTGACGCTATGAACAAGTTTGGCATCATCCAAATGCCAAAACGTATTTGGATACTCAAGAGACTTGGGTATAAAATTGAAACAAAGACAGAGAAGGGAGTAAACCGCTTCGGTACTCCTGTGCATTACACAAGATACACTCTTGTGAAGGAGTAAAGTATGAGTAATCAGTATTACAGTAATGATGATTTGGAATTGGAAGTTAGCGGTGTGTTATACACAGTAGACGTTCGTGCTTTTGGAACTTATTCATATACACCTGCAACAAGGATTGACCCCGAAGATAGTGACTTTGAAATTGACGATGTTGAAGCAACTTGGTCAGACGAAAATGGAAATGTTGTAGTTGAAACAAAAGAAATGAAAAGCGCTCTTAATAAATATCTTCTTGAAAGTGCGGAGTGGGAAGACGATTATCCCGAACCTGACTATGACTATTACGAAGATTGTGCTATGGATAGATGGGAAAGGGAATTGGATAGGTATGGCTTATGACAAAAGAAGAACTTGAAATACAGGTTAAAAAATTAAAACGACAAAATGAAAAATGGCATGAAGAATATAAGCGAGCCTTAGCAAAAGAACTTAAATTAGACGAAATGATTCTTCAAGTAGAACATGTTTTGTTTTTTATACATGAAGGAAAATATGTACATTGGGAAGAATGCAAAGTACTAGATAAACTTCTAAAAGAATATCATGTAATTCACCATGGTGCAAACTTTCCCGAAGTAAAAACAAAGAGTCTCCTACATGATTGGGGAATGGATTAAAGGAGTGTGAAAAATGACAAAAGAAGAACTTGAGAAAGCAACAGGGCAAGAGCTGATTGAACAAAGAAATTATTGCGGTGCAGACGGTTACTACGGTGATTATCTTGACGATGTAAATGCAGAAATGCTTAAAAGATTCAACCGCCTTGCCGAACTTGAAGCACAGATTGATAACATCAGATACTATCTTGATAATGAAATACCGCACGATTTAATAAATGAAGCAACGACAAAGATTTGGAGAATGTTGAAATAAGGAGATAAAAGAAAATGAATAAAGAACAGGCAATTGCCTACATAGTTGGCGGTGTTTTAGGTTTACTTATCTGTCTGGCTGTTTATTACTGGAACAAGGAGAACAAGGAATGATTAGCAGTATTATCTGGATAATTCTAGTGCAGATTGGAAAGATTAATCCAGACCAAGCACCTTGGAGTATTTACCTTCCAATCTGTTTGGTAGAGACCATAGTTTATTTTAAGTGTCTTACAAAGTGGGGTAGCAAATGACTAAAGAAGATATGAAAAACAAATATAGTGCTTTTATCACAGAAATATCTGAAATAGTAGGATTGGGGAAACCCGTAGATATTCTTAAACTTTGTACAATTACAGATTTATTCTTTCAACCTTTAGAAAAGCGAATTACAGAACTTGAAACACAGATTGAGAAGATGAAGTGCTGTGCTAATTGTATGTATGAGCCACCTTTCGACAAACATTGTGATAAATGTATCCAAGGTGTAATTAATCTCAGGTATAGGAATTGGAAACTAAGGGAGTACAAGGAATGACTAAAGAAAAACTTAAAAAAGAAGCAGAAGATTTTTTGAAGAAGAAATGGGGAACAACTGAAATGCTTATTTTAGGCGGTGACGCTAGAGAAGTTCTTGCAGATTTTGCCGAGCCAAGAGAAAAGCAGATACAGATTGACGCAGAGCACATAATAGATTTGCAGAAACAGAATGGAGAACTAACGGACAAGGTAAAGGAACTTGAAGTAAGATGTAACGAACTGTTTTTGCAGACTTGTGAACAGGCTGAGAAGATAAAAGAACTTGAAGCACAGATAGAGAAAATGAAAAGGTGTTTTAACTGTAAGTACCGTGATAAGTTTGTTGAAAGCAAGTGTGGTGAATGTGAAAGATATTCTAAATGGGAGATAAAAGAAAATGACTGCTGAAGAACTAAAAAAGAAATGCACAGAAAGAGCAAAAATCTTTCAACAGGCTATGGAAAGTTGCCATAGTTCAAGTCCTATGGATTGCATTGAATGGTTTGCAGATAGAATAACAGAACTTGAAGCACAGATTGAGAACATCAGATATTATCTTGATAATGAAATACCACACGAATTGATAAATGAAGCAACAACCAAAATATATAAAATGGTGTAAGCGAGGTGGAGAAATGAAATGTCCTGAATGTACAAAGCGTATGAAAAAACATTTATGGGGTTTTAGTTTTTATTACCTTTGTGAACATTGTGCTATTGTAATTCTAACAAGCGAGGTGAAGAAATGAAAGAGGATAATAAACTTTCTATCTGGAAAAATAAAAAGACAGGTAACATTTATGTTGTCCTTTATGATGAAGCGATTGAGTGTACCAATGGTCGTGAAGATATTGACTACACTGTTTATACAAGCATAAACGATGTAAAAGATATGAATGGCAAAATATTTGTAAGACAGACAAACGAGTTCTATCAAAAGTTTGAGAGAATTGAAATTTAGTTCACAACCGAAGGAGTAAGGATATGGTTGAAATAATCACAATTGGAAATATCACCTATTATCTGATTGATAAAGTGTTGGTTGCTTATGCAAAGGTAAATAACCCTTATCAATCTATTAGTGATAGCACAACCCAAATGTTATAAGGTGTAACTATGTTTGAGAAAGAAGCAGAAGAATGGTGGAATAATGAATACTTTCCGTCATTATATGACAATGTAAGCGAAGTTTGGAAAGAAGGTGCAGAGTTCGGCTATAACAAGGCTAATGAATATGTGAAAGACGGAGATTTACCGAAACACGATAATGAGGTTTTGGTTTTACTTAAAGACAAAACAATGCAAGTAGATTATTACTTCTCAAAAGTTGGGTGGAACATTTCTATGAATACAGACGTTATCGCTTGGAAAGAAATTGTACTTCCAGAACTAAAGGAGAGTGAATAAATGAACAAGCAGGATATTTTCTACTACGCAAAATTAAATGGTGTACCTGTTTATTTTCAGCCCGAAGAAAATGAAATAGTCGGCAGAAACTGGTTCTGTAAATTATTGTTAGATATTCAAGAGTTCTTTGGATATTCAGAGTTCAGAATTGAAATTGAACACAAAACTATAACAAGAGAGGAGATTGAATAGAAATGAAATATACAATCATACTTGCTTTGTGTTTTGTAATCTCTATGCTTTGCTTTGGTATTGAAACAATGACAAGGTGTAAGGAAGTAGAACTTCAGTTACAGACAGAAAGATTTCTGAGAGAGCAAAAAGAACTTGAGTATGAAAAAGAAATAAGACTATTAAAACAAGATGTTTATATTTTACAAAACGGTTTCGATAAATAAGGGGGAACAAATGAAAATCGAAAGTGTTGTTGACGAAACTTTGTTTACAGCGAGGGTTGTAGACGTAAAGGTGAAAGTGTTGGAAGGGGGGACTCTGCCTTCTTACAAGAGATTTGGTGATGCTTGTATGGACTGTTGTGCAAGAACCAACATTACAATTGAACCGGGGCGAAGAAGATTAGTGCCACTTGGCTTTGCAATGGAACTCCCTTGGGGATATGAAGGTGTTGTTCGCCCAAGAAGCGGATTGACGTCCGGTGAAGTTGATGAAGCAATTGGCACTATTGACGCTAACTATCGTGGCGAAGTGAATGGGTGTATTATTAATAACACTGACGAGACTTTGTATATCGAAAAGGGTGATAGAATCTGTCAGTTGGCTATCCGTGAAGCACCCTTAATTAAGTGGAAGGTTGTGACTGCTCTTTCCGAAACAGAGCGTGGAGAGAACGGCTTTGGTTCATCAGGAGTAAAATGAAAGACATAGAGTTATATAACGGAGACTGTATTGAAGTTCTTGGTAGCCTGTGTGATACACACTTGAGGGGGAGGGTAGACTGTATAATTACAGACCCGCCTTACAATATATCAAGAGAAACAAACTTCTCTACAATGGCAAGTGGTTCAAGAAACGGAATGGATTTTGGTGAGTGGGATAAAGGTTTTGATATAACAAAGTTTATATCCTATGCTTCACCTTTATTAAAAGAGAATGGCAATATAGTTATTTTCAATGCGTGGGAGAACTTGGGTGATATTAAGCACGTATGCGAACGAAATGGCATATTCATTAAGCGTTGTCTTGTATTAAACAAATCTAACCCCGCACCATTTAATCGTGACAGACTGTTTGTAAATGACGTAGAGCTTGCTCTTTGGGGAGTGAAGAACTCAAAGGGCAACCCGACCGGTTGGACATTTAATAGACAAGACGTTTTTGAAAAGTGTTGTATACCCGCTACTGTTCAGAGCAGTGAGTTACACCCCACAATGAAAGACGTAAATGTTATATTAAAATTAGTGAAAATACTTACTAATGAAGGCGACTTAGTGCTAGACTGTTTTATGTGGAGTGGCACAACCGGAGTTGCGTGTAAGATTTTGCAAAGGAGATTTATAGGAATTGAGTTAGACAAGCATTATTTTGAAGTAGCAAGCGACAGATTATCTAAGTCTGTACAAATGGAACTTTTTAATTAACGGAGCAAATATGAGATTTAGAGTTTTGAACAGAGACCCTCTGTATGATTACAGAGAAGCGTGTAAGATTACACAAGGTATTGACTTGGAGTTACAGAATACTTTCTTTACTCCAAAAGATAATGATATGACTGCGTTTTGGATAAAGCAGATTGTTGCCAATCATTCTACCTTGCGTTCTGTGCATTTCAGACTTGTAGACACAAGACCGAAGTCTGTGATTATGCAGATTATCAGAGCAACAAAGGGACACCCACAACCCGAAGTTCAATCTAGCAGACCCGATTGGACAGGAGTAGAGCGTTCTTTTGACCCATACGAAGATAAACTTTTTATGCAAGACCACACCGCAGAGAGTTTTATCGAAATGGCAAAGCAGAGGTTGTGTGAAAAGACTGAGAAACGCACAAGAGATTTTATGTGGGAAATGGTAGAAACGCTTAAAGAAGATAAAAGACACCCTTTCTTACAAGCGGTTGGATATTGTTGTCACCCTAACTGTTGGTGGCACAATGGCAAGTGCCCCGAATTAAAGAGTTGTCACGAAGGAATCACAAAACTTTCTGACAGTATTATCAGACAGTACAAGGAGGATTTATGACAGTTGCTAGATGGGTACACTTTATGAAAACTATAATTGAAATACTAAAGAATGCAAATTGTAGTTTTTCTTATAATTATAATACTCAGAAAATAACAACAATAAGTGGAGAGGATATAACACCACATTTATTTGCGGTGTTTGAAAGAATTGACGAAATAAAAGATGAATATTGGAGAGAGAAGGTTGCCAAGTCTTTTAACCTTCCTGTTGATATGCTGTTCCCAAAAAAGGAAAAGATAGGCAAGTACAACTTTGTTCTCGACAAAAAGCCAAAGGTTTATATTTCCGGTCCAATCACAGGAAAGGACGAGAAGGAGTATAAAAACGACTTCAACAGTACAGAACTGTGGCTCACAGGACTTGGCTATGATGTTGTAAACCCTGTCTCTGATGGTATTGTTGAAGGTTGGGGATGGTCTGATTATATGCGTAGAGACATTAAACAACTATGCAGTTGTGACTATATCTACTTCATAAAAGGTTGGGAAAACAGTAAGGGTTGTTGTCTTGAATACAATATTGCTTTCCAACTTGGTATTAAAATATTATGCCTTGACGAAAATGGTAAAGCGGTATAATATATTTTATAAGGAGCGTAATTATGGAAATCTTAAATCTTATTAGTTATGGTAGTGCTCTTATGTTCTTAGGGGTTGCGCTTATATTCGATATTGCTGTGATTGTAACTAGCATTTATTCTCTGTTTCAGAAGAAAATCAAAGGTGGAATATTGGCAAAACTTCTTATAGTTTTAGTAAGTGTAGGGTTGTGCCCTTGGATTCTACGGATAATACTTTTCTTTTTGACAAAAATGGGGTTGTAGTATTATGAGAAGACCTAGGTATATGGGTGCTAATAAGTACCACGCCACCAAGATTGACAGTGCTGACGGCAAGTTTGATAGTGCTTTGGAGTTTAAGCGTTGGGTTTATTTGAAAACGCTTGAAGCAGAAGGTACTATCAAAAACCTAGTCCGCCAAGTGCCATACACACTTATACCTACTCTGTATAAAGACGGAAAGGTTTTGTATAGAGAGTGTAAGTATGTCTCAGATTTCGAGTATGATATGGTTTCAACCGGAGAACATATCGTAGAAGATGTAAAGGGTATCGTTCTTCCAATCTTTAAGATTAAGCAGAAACTTATGTACGACAAGTTTGGTGTAGAAGTGAGAGTCGTGCGGAAATGGTAGTCAAGACAAGAAGTGGCCTTCCAATGTCAGAAGAAAGTCTAGCCGAATGGCAGAAGGCTTTCTCTGATATTGAAGAGTCTATAGCGTTGGTTTATAAAAATGGAGTTGACTTGTGACATACACAGTATTAGAGACATTCAAGAGTTTGTTCTTCTCTTCGGGAGAAAAGTATCTGTCTGACGGTAACGAACAGGTAGGAGTCCCAATGACTTCGGACTACTCAAAGCATTTGTCGGGAGATTGCAGACTTTTTGTATCAACAGAAAACACAAGGTTCTCTATTGCTGAAATCAAAAGCGGAACTCTACCAAGGGATACTCCTTTAGTAGAGTTTAGAAGGGGCAGAATGAAATACGTCTGCCTTTTCTTGCGAGATAAATACACAGACGCTTTTGTTCAGTTGAAGAGAGTTGCAGACTATTACAATATTAAAATCGAGAAGCCCGAGTATTATGAGTTGCCATTCTTCTGTGCGACACTTGACTTTTCTCCGGTTGACGATAGTGGAAAGCATTTTGATTATATCGAAGACGCTTTACAGTATTGTTATAAGAAGTCTGTAACAATAAAGAACATTGATTTTTGGGAGAAAGGACTGCCATACTCTGACGCTCCTTTCTGTGTTCAGTCATACTTTCTTGTGAATAACACACTGCCCGATTTTGCAGAGCCTTACCTTGACGCTAAGGGATTGCCTATTGAGAACAAGGAAAGAGCAGAGTGGTGGAAAAAGAATACCGCTCCGCTCAACTGTAACAATCCTTGGTGCAATAAAGACAAGTGTATCGGAAGACGTTTTGGTATTACAAGCAACGAAATATCGGAACTTGAGTTCGGTGAACTTGTGCAATACACAGAAGAACCTGTGTTTTATAAATGGGCTATAAACGGCTCTACAATGCGTTTTGACAACGAGATTGAGATAATTCACCAAGATAGATTCTTGAGGCTCTGTATGCGAAGCCTAGGGGCATTACCAAGGAAATTAAAGAACAGTACTTGGTTACGTATCATAAATAAGGCTCTTGCCAATATGAAGGTAATAGGGGAGCAGGATACTGCAAAACTTAATATCGACAATCTGAATAAGATTATCATTGAAGATTTAAGAGATAGGGTTCTTGTTTCTTCTTACTTTGAGTATGAAAGATTAATGCAAGGGTACATCTACCTAGACCCCGCTACGTCTAACTTTATAGTCCACGCTTCTGCTTTCTGTTCTTATCTGACAGGAAAGTATAAGGATATAAGAATAGACAGTATGAGTGAGTTCTATTCTGTTATGAAGCACTTAGGATTTAAGGTTCGTAACGGAGAAGTAGACGGATATAAATGCTCATTTCTTTACGTTCGGAGCAGATACCTTTTCAAGAGTGAAAACGATTGGAAAGAGTATATGTTGGATGTATCGAAAGACACTATGTGGCAAGAGAACTTTCGTGCTTTCCTTCTTGGCGAAGATGTAGAGCAGGAAGATATTCCTAATGAGATAAAAGAAGAAATATTGGACAGTGCTACAGTATTCTTGGATACCGAAAAAGGATTGTAGTATGAACGATATGGAAAGATGGTTGTTAGATTGGAGGAAGACAGCGATGGAAAAAGAGAAGTTTGACGAAATGGTTCAGTACTTTGTGAAAATGGACAGTGGTAACAGAACGTTTACAGAAGCCTACAAAAAGGGAGAACCTTATTATTTCAAGAGACACAAGAGTTTGATTGTGCCTTCTGAAATGATTAACAGTTATTTCGGCTGTGCAAAATACCGTATGAGTGCCGAAATTGTAGAAATCCTACAAAAATTCGGTGCTCGCAGGGCTTACAGACAGATTTACGAAGGCGGAAAACAGTCTTCTGCAATTCTTGTGTGGGTCTTTGAGGTATGAAAATAACTGTAATATTCGGAGTCCCGGGCTCGGGAAAAACAACTTGGCTTGCAAATAAGTATGCAGAACTTCTGAATACTTATGAGCCAAGTGATATTGTTTTTCTATCATACACAAAAAGGCAGGTTACTCACGGAAAGCGTAAGGTAAAGGGAAAGACCCATATTAATATGAGCAAACTTACGTCTTTTCAAACTGTACACGCACTGTCTAAAAAATCATACAAAAAGAATTATGAAGTTCTTGATGATGTAATCGGCTTCAAAATGTCAAAGTTTCTTGATGTAGATATGCTTCCTGTTATACGTGGAATAAACTATATGAAGAACACAATGACAGATAATGACGCAGTTGGTGCAAACAAGGCAGGTATGGATTTACAGACTTTTCAAAAGAGAAAGTTCTTTTATGAGTCTGTAAAAAGCGGTCTTTCAAACTACGAGCAGATGATTGACTTTGCAGATATGATAGAAAATGCAATAAATACAAACTACAAGAATCCCGCCAAGGTTCTTATTCTTGATGAAGCACAGGACTTTTCACCTTTACAGTGGAGAGCAATATATTCAGCCTTCAAAGACGTAGAAGAGATGTATGTAGCAGGCGACCCTATGCAAGCCTTGTACAGATTTTCGGGTGGGTTCTCTAATTATATGTACGAAATGCGTTGTGACGAAACAATCATTCTTGATAAGTCTTACCGCTGTTGTAAACCGGTTGCTGATATGGCAACTCTCATTTCAAGAAGAATGGAAAGACATACGGAGTTTATTGTGCCTAAACCAATGCGTGACTGCTTTGCAGTGTTCTATCCCGACAAGAACATATTCCCTTTATTCTCTGCTGTGAACTACTCACGAAGACATGGGTATAAGGTAATGATACTTGCGAATACTTATTACCAACTTGAACTGACCAAGAAGAAACTGTTGGGTAAATATCAGAATTACCCGCACCATTTCTTCGCAGGAAGAAAAAGAGAGTTTTACAGGGGCGGTGAAAAGAACGCTCTTATCTTTTCCACTGTACACCAAGCCAAGGGGCAGGAAGCGGATATAGTTCTCTATAACTGTTCGTGTGGTAGCGTAGACGAATTTACTGACTTCGGTACTAAGAAAGAAAGGTTAGACGATTATTGGAAGATTGTTTACACAGGTATCACAAGAGCAAAAAGAGGATTGGTAGTTTTCCAACTGACCAACCCTACTGTAGACGAACCGAACTGTCTTGAGACTTTGTATTACTGTAAGTTCAATTACGATAAGTACAAGGAGTGGTTTGCCAAGAAAGGCAATACCAAGCACCTTGATGAATATGTACAAGGAGAATAAAAAATGAATAAAAGATTATACTTTATTTTTAATCAAATGAAACAAAGATGCTATAACCCAAAGAACAAACGATATAAAAACTATGGTGGTCGTGGCATTAAGATTTGCGATGAATGGCTTAACAATCCAAACCTGTTTTTTGATTGGGCTTTATCGAGTGGATATAACGACACCTTAACAATAGACAGAATTGATTGTAATAAAGGATATGAGCCGAATAACTGTAGATGGGTTACTCAGAAGTTTCAACAGAATAACAGAACAAATAATAGGATAATAACATATAAAGGAAAGTCCCAAACTTTAAGCCAATGGTGTGAAGAACTTGGAATACCTTATAGTAAAATGAAACATCGAGTTAATGAGATGCATTGGTCAATAGAAAAGTCTTTTGAAACAAAGAACAATCCAAGAGAGGTTGTTATATCTTATAAAAATAAAACACAGTCTATTTCAGATTGGTGCAAAGAAATTGGTATTCCATATTGGAAGTTACAACAAAGGCTCAAACGAGGTTGGACAGTCGAGAGAGCCTTTGAAACACAATAATTATTTTTCTATAAGATAATACTTGGAAACACGACCTTCTGCTACACATCTTGAGTAGGTAATACTGTTGTAATTTTTTAGTACAAAATGAGTATTTCCATCAATGGTGTAGCGGATAATATAATATCCGTTGTAGTCTTTAGGCAGTTCATCAACCTTTCTAACGCGATAACCTTTACAGCCGAGAGCGTTTAATAACTTATCAGCGTCAAAAACGTAAAACATATTCTTAAAAGATTTTGGTCGTTTCCAATCATAATCAAGAATCTTGTTGTCAATCATTCTTTTGGCAGTTTTGATAAGGTCAATTTCCTTTCCTGTGATTTCTTCGGCTATAGCACAGAGACAGATGTAATAACAACCGTCACTTCCAAGACACCAAGCCAAATCCTGTATTGCAGGTACTTTTGTAATCTTCACTGTTCTTCTCCTTTTTCATACAAACGTTTGATATCGTTGTAATCATCTTCGGTTTCTTGTATTCTGATTGAATATTCCGCAAGTCTTACTAACCACTGATTATCAACAGTTGATGTGTTATCACCATTGTATTCAATCATGTCTGCTAAAGGAAAAGTTGGAAAGTCAAGGTCTGGCACTACAAACTTGGTTACTGTGTTACTTACGCAAGATGTTAATAGCATTAGCAACGCTATCACCGCTATGTAAGTCACTAATTTTTTCATCTGCTTTCTCCTTGTTTTCTTTTTTAATTCTATACGCTTCTGCAAGTTTAGAATACTCTTCCTGCAACTGCTCAACTTTAGTACGTTCTTCTTCATATCGGTTTTTGTAATTTTTACACATCTTGCCAAATATGAACAGTGTAATACACAGAAGAGCAATCAATACTGCCAAACCAATAACAACGTAAATCATAAAGTCTCCTTATTCTTTTTTTGAAGGTTCGTTTTTTACAGGCTCTTCGGGAAGAGGTTTGTACAAATATTTTTTGTAAAACCACTTAAAATGTCGTGAAATATGACAAATCTTTTTTCCTTCAGAAAATACATCAACTGACAAAATGTCGGGATGCATATCCTTTTTGCTACTAATCAAGTATTTGTCTGTTACAAACACTTCCACTGTCTTATGAACAGTTTTTAATTTTACTGTAAACATTTACTTGCTCCTTCTATGTTTTGTACTATTATGCGGTTCTTTCCCAACAATATTTTACAATATATGGTGGCATATTTTCATGGGCCTGCCCACCTCCTGTAGATGAGTTTGTACCACTTGCGGTAACACTATGGGTATGATTTTGTGATTCTCCATCTGTAATCAATCTATATTTATTTGAAAATAATTGACCATTATTAACACTATAAGCATCAGAATTTATAGTAGCACCTTTTGAAGAGCCTGACCTCTGACCAGCAACCCACGCATATTGATTTACTTGACTTCCACCTTGCATATTTTGTGCATGAGTATGACCTCTATTGTTAACACTACTTGTAACCGCAGTTCCCGTAAATGTATGTGTATGGCTAGGAATTTGTTGTTCTGTAAGTGTTACTGTTTTACTTCCACCTGTTGCATTAAGGGTGTCACTGTCACCTTTTGCCCATACAAATTTTCCTTTTATCTGAACCCAAGTACCACCGAAAAGAGTGTTTGGGTCACCACCATCATCCGGTGCTTTTCCTGTCCAATATATAGAACCAACAGGATACATTAAAAGCGCTAAGTATTTTGGGTATTCGTTTTTAAACATATCTTTCAACTGACCTACAGTTGGGTCTGCTTCTGTTCCACTTGGGGTTATAGAGACAAGAGAAAGTAACTGTGTAAGTTCGTTGAAAATGTTTTTAACATAAATATTCAGTTTGTTAAACCGAAGTGTGAATCTGTTTAAGAACCAGTTCCACCACTGTGCAGGTAATGTCTGCAGTGGCTCTGCACCTCTGTTGTAATCAACTGCACTAGGTTCTTCTATGTACTGTGGATTTATAGGATTACCTGCATAGTTTCCGTTTGTAAACTGCGGAACTGCATTGTTAAAATCTGATGGGCTAAGCATTTTTTGTCTCCTTTATTTTAAGCCTATTTTAATTGCTATGAAAGCCACTAATATAGACACAACCGCTGATATTAAAGGGTTTAACCATCGGTCTGTATTCTTGGCTTTCTGTGCTTTCATTTTATCTATCTCATCTTTTAAGTCAACATTTTGTTTTTCAAGAGTAGATATTCTCATCTCTTGAGCCTGTGTTTGTAATAGCAAATCTGTAACGGTGTCCAATTTCTTCTCAATTTGGGTCAAGCGATAATCAATTGTCTCTTCATTCATTATTGCTCTTCCTTTGCGTAAATCTGCTTCTGCCATACATTACCACCTATATAGGCAATACCTGTGGTGAACAACAGAGTAGCAAGTCCTGTAAAGCCATCGGGTATGTCCTTTCCTGTAAAAGCACAGAATCCCGAAATACCTATAATTACTGTACCGACAGTCATAGCCCATACTGTAACTATCCACTTCCTTGAAGTTGTCTTCTTTTCTTTCTTGTCTTCTTCCATTTTGCTATCCCAAAATAAAAATTAAGATAGCGGGGAAGTTCCCCGCATATCTTTACATTACTACGAAACGTGCTTCGTATTCGAGTGTTGTCGGTGTAGTTCCGGCATAAGAAATTGTTGCTTCGTAACTTTCTTCAGTAGACTGCAATTCGTCTCCGAGATACCAACCGCTGAATGTAAAGCCTTCAACAGCAATTGCTGTAAACCAAACTTTGTCACCATTTTCAACAGAAGAGATGTTGTAAGGGGTTGCCTTACAACCGGCAGAAACTGCACCTGTGCCTGTAACTGTAGTTTTAATTGCAATTGCAGGAGCAGGAATTGCTACCTTAATGTTTGTAACTGTTCTCTGAATAAGACTTGGTTCATCAGCCTTTGCTTCTGCCAATGCAACAATAGCATCTGCGAGAGTTTCAGCGGCTACAGACATATCTGTTGAGTCAGCATAACTTGCCTTATACTGATTGAGAGAAGTGATTGTTGCCATTTATTTCTCCTTCACAAACTTGGAACAAATCTCAACAATTGCTGTTTCTGCAACAGGAATTGATGCAAGAATAGCAGGCATACAAGGTGGCTCAACAAGAGCAACGGTTGCCGATGCAATTGCACAAATACCGCCTGTAACACCAACTACAAAATTAAAAACCTTCTTAGACATATTAATGCCCCCCTTTGTTTTTATTTTATAGGCAAGAATAAATTCTGTCTATAATTATTCAACTTCAATCACGATAATAACATCGCTTGCACCCGCAAAATGCGCTTCAAGAGCAACCCTTATTTCGTTTTCATAACTTGCAAGAGAACTGTCTAAAGTGATTGTAAAAATTGCTTTTTTGTTGGATATGCTATACACTACAGTATATCCTGTTTCTGTACCTGTTATTTCACTTATAATCCGTTTTATTTCGGGAACAGTATACAGGTCGTCAAAATAGATAGAGACATCTATAAGAACGAATGGCGGTGTAACAAACACGTTGTCAAAAGCAACTTGAAGCGAATCTCTGTAATCTGCCGATGTTGCGGCTAAATATATAACTATTTCATTTACATATCCGGGTTCATTATTAAAAATAATGGCATATCTTGTTGAATCTATAAACAGTTCTATTACACTTGCTATATTTTTTATAGAGTGAGTCTTTCTGAGAAGGGTAATTGCATATAAATATTGTTTATACAATGAGTCTGGAACAGGGGTGTTTGTTGTTTCTCTGTAAATATCATCAAGGATACCACCGTCATTTCTATCATGTTCAACACCATCTATTACAATTGGTATTGAAGTTGAAAATCCGTGTAGTTGCCCATCTAACATAAAGTCTGTGCTGTCAAACTCAAAAGAGTCGTATGGTTTGACTATATATGGTCGAGGAAATCCTAAGACAATACCTAGTTCATCTAGCCACTTTCCGTAAAGAGTGTTTATATCAAAGTGTGTTATAAAATCCAAGAACTCTTGGTCTGTTTCGTATACGTGGTCTATACCATATCCAAAAGCCTTTGCTATATCACCCTGTATCTGTCGTGCAAGATACGGAAACTTATCATTCTGTACATCAATACTAATTGCCATAAAAGTCTCCTTAGATAGCATTTACAATTACATTGTCAGCATTGAATACGCAGTATTCAGTTGGACTTATGCTACTCATCATTCCACCCGGAGAACCAACACTGCAATCTATAATAGTACCATATCCAAGGTTCTGTACCCATTCAGAAACCATCTGAGAAGTTACATTTTCTCCACAGGCAAGTGTTCCGCTGTGAGCAGACACCGCAGATTTTACTGCACCGTCTGCGCCTACAGCCATATCAGAACTTTTCATTGTTACATAAATAACAACAGGTATTTCCTGTGCATAATCAAAGTTTAACGTAAGAGGTTGCTGTCCTAAAAGGTACTCTTCTTGCTGTTCTCCAACAGTAGCAGGCATATCGAGATAGTTGTAGTAAGTCTCTGCAATTTTTCCTGCATAATCAAAACCTTTTATAGAAAGATATGACTCTCTTGGCGGAATAGTTATAGAACCTACTTTACTAGCATCTGTTGCAATGCAAGTAATTGAAAAATCTCCTGTGTATGTAAAAGATGTATTAACAGGAATGTTTATATCTTCTTTGTCTACAGAAAATAACGTAACTGTTATCTGTTCTGTAGGAGATAAACTCAACGCTCTTAACAAAACCCACTGTTTGTTTAGACTTGAATCTGTAAAAATTGCTCCTGCTTCAATTACTGCATCTTCATCGTCAATGTTTGTTATTAAAGCATCCACCCTTGAAGATGTGTTGTTTCCTATAGTCAAATTATCTTCTACACTTGAATTAAACCAAATGGTACAAGATTCAATACCGCTGAGTTGTTCTATTGCTTTCTTTGCCTGTACAATAAAATTAGTTGCATCCGTTCCTTGGGATATGCGGTTTCTAAGACTTTGTATAGATTCAATATCAGAACCACCGGAACTGTTTGTGAATGCTTCACATGATATTGGAAGAGAACCAACGTAAGTAAATAAAGTCCCAATTGGAATATTAAACTCTCCGTCTGTAGTTGTATATAGAGTTAAATATTGCTGTGAATAAGGGGCTAATGTAATCTTTTTATTTGAAACCCAAGTTTTGTTTGCGTAGGTTTCTACGAACTCAGAACCAAAAGGCAGTTCAATTGCTTCGGAACTTGTGTTTGTTATAATAATTGTAATATGCGAAGGTGTACCATTACCTCGTTTTATTCCTGCTATAGAAGCCAATACCAAAACTTGGTCATCTTCACAACTCTGAGGGTCAAGGGCAGCATACGCCTTTGCAAGTTTTTCTTGCCAAGAAGTATGCAGTTGACCGCAAGCCAAAGCAAAAAGCCAAGCAGGGTTTGCAACATTCTGTTCTAACTGAGCAATCTCCGAACCTGTAGAGTCCATGATGTTGTTCTCGTTAAGAAGTTCGTTTGTTCTATTGATTATTGCAACCGCATTGTTATACGGTGTGTCTATTCTCTTTACTATATCCATTATACTTTTGTGACCTCCACCACAACTTTACCATCTTTATCTGTATATTTTGGCAGATATGATAAACCACCTGTCATATCAATTATTGACTGTCTTACCTGTGAATTAAGAGCCTGTGGGGAAATCTGATTTGTCATAAGTTCTACCCACTGATTTCCAACGGAAGGGTCTTGTGGCACAGTCCCACGCTGTAAATAAGTTGCAATATAAGAGCGTTGTTCAACCGCTTGATTATGGTCTACTATTTCGAGAAAACCTTTTGTTACTTTGAAATCCCACAGAGCAAGTTTATCTACCTCTGTGTCAATATTTGTCATAGCAAAATCCATACGTTTATATTCCTATGTTATTATATTTTCGTCAAGAAGAAGAGCCGTCTCCGTGTTTAATTTTATCATTTTCAATTTGTGAAAAATCCTCTTTTTGTGTATACGCTTCTATAGAAGCAATAATTCCCGCCTTAAATGAAGCACCACCATCTTCGGGAGTTACAGTAGCGGTTTTAATTCCATTTATTACAGAGTCTAGTCTACCTGTAAGTATATCCAATTGTTTTTTTAATTCGGGAGTTTTACACAGACCGCCAAAACTATCTCCATCTAACGTAACTGTTTTTTTTGAGTCAACAGAAACGTCTCCTTCTGTTTCTACAGAAATATCTCCTTTTGTTTCAACAGATATTACACCTTCTTCATCAATTTTTATTGTGGTTTTTACATTATCGTCACTCTCGTCTTTGATAAGGATACCACACATATTTATATTGCCATAAGGCAAGTAACAAGCCTCTCCTTTTTGTGGCTGTCTATTGTATTCTATTGTTTCAATAAAGTCTTTTGGACAAAGCAACAGTACGTTATCTCCAACTGCAGGTGTAATGAGAAGTTTGCATTTTGTCGTTCCTATATGCAGAAGCCTTACAGCCTGTATTACACTCTTCTTTCCCGAATTGTTAGTGTAATAAAGATTTACGTCTACATAGTTCTCATCGTGAACCTTGGTAATCACACCGATATTTATATAATTTGTAGAGTTTATAAAACCCCTCAGTGCCGTATTAATAGGCATTTGCTGATTGGCTATGTCTTTTATTGCACTCTCATTCATAAATAGCAGTCTCCTTTTTAGACCAAGTTTGTGCTTCTATACTTTCGTCAACAGGACCTTGTAACTTCATATAACTGTCTTCTGTAGTTGAAAACAGATATTCTATCTTTCCTGTGTTTCTAAACACAACAGGTTTGTCATCGTTGAGATAGTGGATAATTCGGCTACCACCTCTAGCGTTTTTAGAAGAACCAAACTTCTTACCCATAATAGCGTTGCTCTTAATTGAAACGTGGCAACCCGGTGTAATTCTGTCATCAAACATAGTTTCTACATAGATAACACATTCGCTACGAGTTGCGCTTTTTACAAAGTTAAGTGGAACTACAGGAGACTTTTTTTCTGCAACCGATGTTCCACTTAGAACTGTATATGTGTTTGTCTTTACGCTTACATAATTGTTGTTGTAAAAATCTTCAAAAGTATTTTCTTTATATCCTTCTGAGATTGCTATGTCTTTCCAATCTTTTGGAACAGGTGTTGAAACTCGCATAGAACCTCTGTCTATAACAATCTTAAATCTGCTATAAGAAAATCCATTTTGAGACGTCTCTGATATTTTACCATTCAACTGACGGATAAAATCTCCAATAGAGTATTCTCCCGAAGATAATAACACAGGAAGGTTTTCGAGCGGTTCGTCAATTTCAAGAAGAGAAATCTTTAATAGGTCATACAAATCGTTTTTATTACCTGCCTTTGTATTCTGTATAATACCTTCGTTATAAATCGAAATAAGTTCTTCACAAAGTTTCTTCAAAGGAACTTCAGAACCTTTTTTATTTTTTACGTCAGTAATTAAAGTGTTTGCATCAACTCCTGCCTGCAGAAAGTTTGCAGACCCGCCTGAAATATATAACTTTGTGTTATACATAGTTGTATCTTTTGAAGCAACAACACACTGAAATCGTATACATCTATTAGGCGGTTCTTTTTCTTGGTCTGCGTAAAGAACTCTATATAATACGGTATGACCATTTTTTAGTTTTTGGTTTACAACTGTAGCAGTTACAGTTTCTTCAAGCCCGGAATAGTACATTCTTGCTTTGATAAATCCAACGTATGCAATATCTACATCAAAAGCCATATTTTGTATTGATATATATGAGTCAATAGCGTATCCACCTTCGATAAAAATACCTTTAATTGTTATGGTTGGCTTCAAACCGTGTGCAGGCGTCTTTAACTTTCCGATATAATTCATATCTGTGTCGTAAAAGGTCAAGTCTATGCAACGGTCAAAATAGTATCCTATTTCTTTTGCTGTTTGAAAATCCATCTTCTACTTCCTTAAAACGAGAACGTTTGAATACGGCATTGACATAGACAGGTCAGTGTCGTTTATGTTGTCATTAAGAATAGCAAAAGCAAGTTCTCCCATAGCATTAAACAAAGTATTGTAGTGGATAATTCCACGTATTTCTTCGCTGAGATTTTTTAATACATAGAACCAACAAGCCTGTTCTTTTGAATAAAAAATCTGTAGTTCATAGTCTGTGCTTCCTGTATTAAGCGAACAAGAAACATTCTTTTTTACAGTAATCTCTCCATTGTCAAGTTCATTTAACATTCCATAGAAGGGTGTATCAGCAATAAGAAATGTTGTATGAAACCCATTATCATTTGCTACAATCTCTTTGATAACCTTCTGCTGAGAAGTAGAATATTCTGATAAATCTGCCATGTAAAACTCCTTAGAATACTAACGAACGAAGTGCTGTTCTACCAAGTTTTGAAGCGGTATAAACAGTGTTTACTCCGCCAACTGATGTTTGATTCCCCTGCTCATCTCCTGTTAAAGCCAAGAATCTAAACTCTTGTATTTCTAAATCTAACTCTACAAAGTTGTTATTCTCTGCTACTGTTTTAACATTATAACTCTTAATTAGGCAAGGTACAGTTTCTCCTTCTCTTGTGTTAAACTTAAACGGTCTTCTCGCTTCTGATATATATTGAAGGGTCTGCTTGAGAACTCCGTTTAATGTTTGAGTTCCAAACTTGCTTCTGAAAGACTGTAACGTTGCTTCGGGTAAATATCCGTTTATAACGTGTCCAATTGAAGTATTCATGTTTAGACCTGTATATCCGTGGATTCTCCACTTTCGTGGATTTACAACGATATTATCTGCAACCTTTACAAGAGCACCTGCAATATCATCGCCCGGAGTTGCATCTTTAGAAGAGTCGCTTCCAATTCCACCTACAAGAACCTGTTCACTAATGTCATTACTTCCACTTTCTTCATACACATCAGGATATAGTGGAATGCCAAATTTGAACATATCCAATAACTGAATGACAACTGCAAATACTTTTTCACGGTTTGACAGTTCATCTGCACTTTTCCTAGAAGCGTATAATCCACCGATTGTTGGAAGGTTAAAATACTGACCTGCACCAACAAGGCTTGGAGAAGTTAATGTTTTAAGTCCACTAAGTCCATTCATATCTACTCCTTATTGTACTGCGCCAACAATTTCTTGGCTACCAAGAACAGTTCCTGCTTGGTCTGTAAGCGTAAGTTTGAATCTTACTTCACCAAAGTCTAGTTTTTTGTCAGCCCCAGCAAGTTCTTCCATACTTGGTAGTTCAAAAGAACTTATATATTCTCTTCCCCATCTATTAGAATCAAAACTTTCCTTTAGAGATTTAAGAGCCTTATAATAATCTTCGGGAGTCTTATAACTAGTTGGGTCAAAAAGGTAACTAGCAACACTTTCATCTTCTTTTAAGTCAAACTCTCCGCCACTTCCAAACAAATCAACAACCCACCTTCCAAACTCATCTGTTTGCATAAGTTGATTTATAGCGGCATATTTTCGTTGGTTCTTACTATAATTATACGCTTCAAGTTTCTTTAGAGCCTTTTCATAAGCCTTCGCTTTTTTGTCTCCACTCATGGATTCGTATTTATTTGGTAAGAAGTCTTCTACGGTTTTATCCTTAAACTCAGAAGGGTCAAACACAAGAGAGGATAAGAACTTCATGTCGTTAATATTTCCAAATACTCCCATTTTCATAGCAGTTTTGAAAGCGTCTATGCCTGTTTTGCCACCATATTCATAATTTGCTATTTTTCTTATAAACGGATTTGCACTATTAGGGTCTAACTCTCCTTTTATTAAAGCATCTCCTGCTTCTCTCGCAAACCTTCTTGATTTTAGACTCTCGATATCCCCCTCTTTTTCAACAAAAGGATTTAGCAGGTATACAGCATCTAATACATCGTTTACAGAAGAAGCGTTTTTTAAGAGTTCATTTGCTTTCTTTGCCCGTTCATTATAAGTTCCAAACACTTTTCCATCACTAGATGTTTTTGAAATCCAATTTTGGTGTGCAGAACTCTTGATTGCTTCCGGTGCAACATCAGAAGAGTAGCCTCCGGTTTCGTCTTTTTCTCCTACTGTTTTTGTCATTTTTTTATTAAGCCATTCGACAAAACTTGTAAGAGTATTTGTGACAGTTTCAAATGCAGGTGCAAATGTTACTGTAATAGTATTTTTCAAATTTTCTAAAGCAGTATGGAAGTCACCAAGCGCTTTTACTGCATCGTTTGTTTTTGCAGTTAAATCCTGTGGGCTTAGTGCAGAACTTCCTGCGTTCATTAATCTTTCTGCTACTGTAAATCTATCGCTAAGTTCTAATTTAATGTTCTTGTTATAGTTAGCCACTATAGCGTCTATCATTTCTTCGCCAAGAACATTCTTTAATGAGTCTATTACTTGTCCTTTTGTTATATCATCTGCTTCATTCAGTTTCTGTAATTGAGTCTCTATTTTCTTCATTACGTCTAACTGAATATCTGTAGCAGTTTTACCTTCTCTTTGCCCTGTAAGAAGTCCTGCAACTGTCAAATCAATGCCAAAGAAGTCTTTTAGACGCTGAACATCTATTGTTGTTCTAGCGTCAACGTTTCTTCCCGACATAGCGGCTGTCCACATCTCAGTTATTTTACTAGAGAAATAGTCAACGCCCTCTTTACTTACTGGTGTGTTTTCACCAAGATTTCTTACCCCTGCATAAAGCATTGAACGAGTCTTATCAACATTTGCTCGCATAGCACCAACCGGGTCTGTTGAAAAGAAGCCTAACTCTTCATTGATGTTATTATTGCGAGATGTTGCCGTGTCTGCTCCAAACTTCCACGCTTTTATAAGACCGTCAATCACCTTTTTTATAGCGTATATAGTTGCAAGAATCTTGCTCCAAGTGAGTAACTTATCCTTGAGTTCAATGTTATCTTTTTTATTCAAGTCAGCCATGTGCTTTTCTTGCCATGGAGACATTGAAATTTTTTCTTCTACAGCAGGAAGTCCTATAGGTGCTCTGTTATTAAACAGGTTGTTCCAAGTGTTATACATACCAATAGCACCCATAGGGCTATGGATTTGATTAAAAATATCGTATGTTTCGCTAAATGGTTTTCCTGCCTTTCTCTTATAAATAAGGTCATTAAATATATCGTTATGACTAATGTTGTAGTTTATTGCGTCAACTTGGGCTCTTGTATAAAATTCAGAAGGTGACCAATTTGATACGTTTCTACCTGTTCTAACTAATCCACCGGAACTTACAATTGTACTAGGCACTCCATAGTTATTTCCACCAACCATGTATCCATCGTATGTACTGCCAATAAGGTTTGGATTTGTTGAATATGGATTGCCTACCATTTTAAGTCTTGAGTAAGCGTTACTTCTATACTCCGTAAAAGAACTTGGTGTATATCCTATCTGTAATTGAGATGCCTTTTTAAGATAATCGTCAAGTATTCTGCTTGACATATATATAACACTGTTTAGTGTGCTTTCAAATTTACGAAGAGTTTGTGTTGTTGTAACAAGCGCAGTGTTTAATACCTGTGTACTAGGAACTCCAAAACGGTTAGAACCACTGTCGTAAGCAGAACCAACCATTTTGAATCCTTGACTGTACTCATTTGCAACCTGCTGTAACAGCGGAGATGTTTTTGTAGTAGAACGCAATTTTTCATAAAACTTATTTAACTGCTGTTCAGCCGGAGAAGTATCCAATCCAACTGTGAACGACACATCTGTTTTATTCATTATGAACTTCTCCTTTTATATAATAAATACTTCAGACCCGAAACCATTTCTTCTACTGTGTCGGGTTTGCAGTGAAAGTTTTCTACATACATATAGAACCAAGCACTATAGACATTATCCACGTATTTCTTAAAATCGGCAATATCTTTGTTCGCTTTTGCTTGCTCTATTATCGCAGAAAGTCCACCTTTGCTTGGCGCATTAGTGGACTTTTCTGAAAGCGTAATTTTTGCGAACTCTGAAATTACGCTGTGTATTTTTTTAAGAATCTTGTGTATACAACTGTAACAAGATAACGAAGCGCCATTGGGTCTTGATTGAAACCGTCAATAGCCCACCATTCAATACCGTTGTTGATTGCAACATCAAAAGTCTTCTTGTCGTCTTTGTAAACAGTAACCTTACAACCCTGCAAGAGTTCCTTTACAAACTGAGCACGCTCTTCAAAAGAACCTGCATTGTCGATAACACTAAGAACTTTTGTTGCGTTCATAGTTTTCATATTACCTTCAATGTCTACCGAATAGCGTTCCAAAGGGTCTTTTTCCTGTGCCTTTACAACCTCAGCCAAATCGTCTGTCAAATCTTTGTAAGTTATTTTCATACAACCTTACCTCCGTTTTATATTATATAAAAATTAAGAAGAGGGGCAAGAAGCCCCTCGTTCTTTTATGCACCGAGCAATTCGTTGTAAGCAGGTGAGTCAGAGTCTGTGTAGTTAGAATATGTCAACTGAACGTTGTAGTCCGGTACATCATTACCCGCAAGAGTAAGTGGTGGAATATTCTTAATACAAACTCCCGAGAAAATCATTTTATGAACAGCACCGTTCATAAGCCATGAAAGTTCAAGAGTACCGCCAACATCGCCCTGTGAGCGAACGTAGTCGAATACTGATACACAGTCACCGTCATTCAAACCGCCCGCTGTACGAGAAGCATTGAAAGCAAGTGTACCTGCTTTACAGATATTTGTAAGGGTGATAGAGTCACCATTTACCAATGGGATAACTTTTGAGTTATCAATCTGCTGAGAAGCAGAAACGATAACACTTTCAAGTTTGAAACCTACAAGGTAAATAGCACCATTACTGTCAATACCTGTATACTGAGCATCGTTCTGTGCAAGTGTTTTCAATACCGGTGAAGTATACTTCGCAGAGAAGTTACCTACAGCCTGTATTGTCTGTTTAAGTGCACGACCTACATAAGAACCATCTTCTCTTTTGGCTGTATCATAGCCATCAAGAATAATTGGTCCTGTCGAAGTAGCGTTTGCAGAAGGTGTAGTAATAGCCATTTAGTCCCCCTTATGCTGATACTGTCAAAGTACCGCTGATTTTGACCTTTCTTACATTATCCACATAAACTCCCTGCCAAGCATTTGGAATTGAGATTGTGTGTCCATTTGTCTTAGGAAGGTCAGTGAAAGAAGGAGCGGTCATTTTGAACTCTGTAATTCTTTCGTTTCTTACCTGTCCTGCGATATTTGCTTTTACAGCGTCAAGAAGTTCACTATAAGTTCTTGCGTTCTTCAGTGCTCTTCCGCTTGTAATTACTGTCGCACAAGCAACTCTGTTCATAAAGTTGAGATATGCAACAATCCACTCAGCAGTAGTACAATTACTAAGAATTGTCCAACCACCAAAGTTTGTCAACTGCATTGTTCCGTTTCCGACTGGCTTGAAGTAATTAATTCTAACTCCTTCAAAGTAGTCTGCAAATGTTGCACTTGCTCCAACAAGTACGTCTGTGCTCGTATCAGCAGTAGGCATAACATTCTGAAAGTTTACAGCAGTCATATCAAAAGCGTTTCCTACAGGAACTCCGCTTTCGTTTGTGCTTGAAAGGGTTTTTCCCAACTGATAAAGAGCAGGGCTGTATCCGATAGGGTCTCCGTTTGCGTCAACGAATACGTTGGCATCTTCCGGTGTTCCTGTTACCATAGCAGGGCGGGCAAATACAGTTGCATCCATTGAGAATGCAGTGATAAGACCGAGAGTACCTGCTGTTGTAGTTGTTGAAGTTCCCTTTACGTTTACAGGGTCAACAGGCATATCAATAAGAACTGTAGTAAAGTCCTTATCCAAAGCGGACTTGATATTTGTAATGGTATCACCTGCACCTGCTGAGAGAGCATAGTCGGTTGTTGTACCGTCTGTAGTGTTCCACTCCAAATCAAGATAAGTAAAGTAACCGTAGAGTTTGTAGTTTGCAAGTTCTGTTGAAGGAATGATATAAACCTTAATGTCTGTACCATACTCAAACAGAGAAGCAAGATTGCCCTTTACGATTTTCTTTTCCGCATCTGAGAGATAGGCGTAGTCGTCAAGAACATCTGCATAGTTGCTCTTTTTAACTACAGGATAAACCGGTGTGTCACCACCGAATGACGAGAAACGGTCTGTTACATACAGAACGTTCTCGTAGAAGTTGCCACCAACAGTCGCAGTTCGTACAACGTCTGTACTGATTGAGACATCCTGCTGAGCAACTGAACCGTTAAAGTCGTTCATTTTATTTCTCCACTTTTAACGTTCCCTCAAAGTAAATGAGGTCAGTTAAGTAATCTATAATCTCTTCTTTTGTAATTCCTGTAAGGACACTAAAAGAAGCCAAATATGACATTTCACCATTGTATCCATCTTGCTGAAATGGAACAGTGATTATATCCCTTTGTCCAAGCAGAAGTTCACTGTCGTATTCTAAAAACTGAGCCTGCACATCAGTGCGTTCATCCCAAAACAACAAAGAGTCAGCCCATTCTTCTGCGTGTTTTCCTATAAACTGTATTCTAACAGTTGATTTAATTGTTGCATAGTGCGTAGTAACAGCATTTTCTTTTTTATATTCTGTATCAGAACTATTTACAAGACGTTTCTGTTTCTTTTCAATGTAATAAATCGCATAAGTATCTGTAAGAGAAATCTGCTGTGGGTTTACAAAGTTACCCTTGCGTGGTATAACAAACTTTTTCATTTCTTCCCACTTCTTTCCGAAGAGACACTTTGCTATAAAATCACCTAAAACTGCATTACTTAAATACATTACGATAATACCTCCGCATGAATACACTCTACTAACTGTCCTGTAGCATACAGAGTTTGTGTTCCGTATCCCGCATAGTTCTTTTTATATTGAGTCTCCGTTTTTACAGGTGGCTGTTGTGCAAGTACAGTGTCTATAAGTCTTGGAATACAAACATTTTCTAGTTCATATCCAATTGCATCCCAATCAACCCACCAACCGTGAAGACTTCTGTCATACTGCATATTTTCATTTACAATCTGTTTTGCATATCCACCGGTATTTTCTGCAATAATTTCGTGCAAGTCGTACATAAAGGTTCTTGGCTGTCCACCTCTGTAATCACCTTTTATCTGCATATCTGCGAGTTCAAAACTGTCTCCCGAAAATTTACTGTATTCACCGTCTCCGGAATGGTCTCCGTCTACAGTGATAACAAGTCTTTCGGGATTGAGTACCATAGCAGTACCTCTTCTATATCTTTCAAAGATATCATCGAAGTCCTGCGTTACGCTATAAACTGCCAAAATTACCTTCCTCTAGTTCGGGAGTATAGTCCTTAGTGCCATCGTTACCGACAACCTTTTCAAGAACTGTTTCCCAATAACCACCTTCACGATTAAACTGTGCAATTTTCATAGGGCGGTAATACTCGTTATCAATCTTTACAAACTCTGTTGCAATATCGAGTTTTGTATAAGACCAAAAAGTATATCTCTGTCCAATATCAAGAAGCGGAAGTTCTTTCGCTCTCTTCATATCAATGTATTCGTTAGTTGTCTGACGTATACCTTGTATCTTCTTTTCAAAGTTCAAGGTATAACCCGACACTCTATCGTCTTCGTGAGTATATATTTCAAATGTTTCAAACAGTTCGGGAAAGAACCCGAGGAACTCTCCGTATACTCCACTCATTAGAATAACTCTCCGCCATACACACCCATCATTTCCGGTGCGTAATGTATCATTTCAGCCGCCTTCACTCCAAACTGATTTGTTCCAAGCGCTTCATAAGAAGCAGGAAGATTCATTTTTCTGAACTGAAGGTTTACACTCTTAATTGTTTTAGAGTTCAAAGGCATACCGCCTGTACCCATAACTCCATTGTTCAAACGAAGTGGAAACAGGTCTGCTAAATACCACATAATGAGGTAATTCAAAACAAGTTCCCGCTTAGCAAGCCTCACTTCTGAAGGAAGTGGAGACCATAACTCAAAGACGCCATACCACATAGCGGTAACAGCATCTTTCGCTTCTTCAAACTCGGCTTCTGTTAAGTCGATTATGTATCGAGAAAACTTAAAGTTAATAAATGCTAATGCGGGAACTTTCATAGGAAATCCTTATTTATTGCCTTTCTTAGAGGTCTTTTTGTCTTCTGTGTCAGCAGGTGCGTCAACTGTTGTTGGAGCATCTGAATCAATTACTGTAGCAGTTTCCTTTCCTGTTGCCTGTGCTTCTGCAAGTTTTGCTTTAAGTTCAGCAACTTCTTTTTCAAGGTCTTTAATTTTTGCGTTGTCTGACGCAATAATCTCTGCAGGAGTAGAATATTCAGAAGGTTTTACCAAAGAAACAGAAATTGCTCCTTTTTCCTTGAGACTAGCAAAGAAATAGTCTTTTTCCATTTCTTCAAGTTCTTTTTCTTCTACCGCAATAACTCCTTTTCGTTCGAGAATCTTACCGTTCGCAAACTGAAAAGCCATCTTTTTTGTATTTACAATATATTTTGTTGCCATCTGTTTCTCCTTAGAATAAGCCCCCGCTTTGGGCGAGGGCTATTGACGTTATACACGCTTACCGAAGCCGGAAATAACCTTAACACTTTCAGTAACCGGTGCATAGATACCTGCGTATCTGCGGAGCATACGGTGCTGTGTGTTAATCTGTCCCGGAATAACAGGATAAACAAACTCTTTAAGAGGCATACCCTGCAAGATAACGTTCTTGCGTGTATCTTCCGGTCCAAGTCCAATTTCCGGTGCAGTAATAACCATATAGTCGTATGCGTTCTGATTGTAGTCAGTGTTAGCATCGAGAAGTGGGTCTGCGTAGAACTCAACTCTTGGAATCTTACCTTCCTTAGTCTCACCTGCGATGTAGTTCTCATTGAAGATAGCCAATACTGACTTAGCCTCATAAGCATCACTGTAAGGCATAGAAGAGAGCAAGTTGTAAGCGTAGGTTGAAAGACCAACCTTTACGTGGTCGAACTTGTTGTAAGATGTTGAGAAGAAGTCATTGATAATCTTTGACAACTTCTGATATGCGGTAGAACCCTTAGTTGTGTTTGTTGTGTCAGCAAGAATATCAGCAAGAGCATCTCCCGAAGCAGTTGCAGTAATTGTGTTGACATTGAACAGACCAACAGTATCAGTATCATCGTTACCGTAGTAGGTAAGATAATCTGTGAGCATCTGAAGCATATAGTTAGCATACTTGATTTTGCCCTGAATGAGTTTTTCACCAAATGGATTTCCACCTGCTACCTTAGCACCTTCGAGTTCTTCTACTGTGAGAGTATAAGTTACGAAGATGTTGATTACAGGAGCGGTCATAAATCCACTCTTAGCCATTACGTCTTTCGACATATTTCCATCCGGGCTACCTGCGTTGAGTGGTCCAAGTGGTCCACCTGCATAATCTGCAAGGTAGAGGTTCATTACTTCACACCAAGGGTTTGTTCCCTGTTCCAACTTAACGAGGTCAGAAGCGTGAGAGTAAAGAAGTGGGCGTTCAAATACATCCTTGAAGATGCCCTGTGCCCAAGGAGCAATAGCCTGTGCTGAGAGATAATCCGGTGCGGCATCTCCTACATAAGCCTGTTTTGCTACCTCATCCCACTTGCCTGTCATACTGTTCCATTTTGGAGCAAGAACTACAGACTTAGGGTCTTTTGCAAACTGAGCCTTCAACTGTGTAGAAGCAATCAGATTGCCAATGTGTGAAGAGTCTCCAACATAGATAGAGTCTCTTGCGTGAGCAGGTGTCTTGAACTGTGGGTCAGAAGCAAGACCGATATGAAGTGTCATATCAGACATCTGACTACGAGCATCGACAGCCTGTGAATTGATGAAGTTGTATGCTCTCTGAGCAAGTCCTTCACAACCTTTTCCTGCGATAATTTTCATTTAAGTCTCCTTAGAACTGTCCGTCAAGATAGATAAGTACGAGACCTGTGTCGGGGTCAAGTTCCTTTACCTTGGCATTGATTGCTGTGTTTCCTGTAGAAGTTACAGTAAGAACACCTGCGTCTGTTGAGTAAACTGAGTCACCAACAGTAGGTGTGTCATTTTCATCAAGTTTTACCCAAATTGCACCCTGATAGAAAGCGTCAGCAGGAGTCTGATTAAATACATAATCAGCATGTCCCGGAAACTGTTCGTTTACCATTGGGCGATTGAGCAAGATACCACGGAAAATATCCGGTGTAACTGATGAACCACCAATTGTTACGGCTTTGTTGCCGACAAAGAACTTTGAAGGGTCAGTAGAAACGGCAAACAGAGCATTACCGAAGTATGCTGTATTTACGTTGTCAACTGAAATAATTCCTCCTACAGTTCTAGTTCCGCCATTTTCTACATAGGCTGGCATACCCGGTGTAACGCCCTTTCCTTTGAAAGAAACGCTAAGACCATTAGCAAATGTACTCTGCATTTTTATCTCCTTCCCTTCAACTTTGCGAAAGCATCGTCAAGGCTATATCCTGCATTTACAGCAGAAAGTGTCTGTGTGTACTGTGGAAGTGAAGCCGAGTCAGAAACACCCTCTACAGGTTTTTCATCTTCTTTCTTCTCTTCTTCAGCAGGTTTCTCGTCTGCTTTTGGCTCTTCAACAGGCTTTTCATCAGCCTTTGGTTCTGCCTTTGCTTCAAGCAGACTGTCCAACTTTTTAGAAATTGCGTCAAGAGCATCGGCAAGTTTTGCCATGTCTCCGCAACCATCTTCCTTTTTCTCTTCTGCCGGTGCTTCTTCTTTCTGTGATTCAGCAGGAGCAGGAGCAGGTGCGGGAACTTCATCCTGTGCAGGAGTCTGAGCAGGTGTCTGTTCCTTCTTTTCTTCTTCCATTGGTTTCTCCATAATCTCCGAATTGGCATCGGAGTCAAGTGTGTTGTAACTCTCTTTGATACATCTCAAAGCCTCTTCTGCGACTTCTTTATCTTCGTCTTTCAGAAGAGGAATGTCTGCGATATAACGCAAGAGTTTCTCCTTTTCATCAGAATCGGGTAAATCATCGCAATAACCTACAAGCGAAGCAGTCTTCGCCTTCAGTCCTTCATCATCAATATTTTGTAACGTAGAGCCGATTTCGTCAACTACGCTTTCAAATGATTGATTGTCAGTTCCATCCATTACGCCTGTCAAACGCTTTTTAATAGCACGTATCAAGCCCGAATGAATAATCTTTTTCATATTGCTTCCTCCGTCAAGGATTTTCATATCTTTTCCACCTCTAGCCTCATGGACTATAGCAAGGTGATTTATGCAATTTATTTTAGTGCATAAGATTTCATAAGGCTCACCGTTTGGTGCAACGCCCGGTTGCCATTTGTTGTCAGAAAGATAGCCGGGTGATAATTCATTATATTCGGGCAGGTTGTCGTCATTGTCAATATCAAGTGTTGAACAGAGTGCAACTTCACCTTTGTGTCTTTTAATGGCAACGTCATCAGATATGTGACCTATAATAGCAGGGTCAGACTGAGTATAAAGCCACTTGTGGTCTACTCTGATAGGAGCGTTCTTAAACATTTCCTTTGCGCCTTCAAGTACGTGAGAAGGTCTATAAACAGAGAAGACTTTCTGATTTTTATATTCTCTTGGTATTTCGTGAAGCATTAAACCTGCAAGTTCGTCTGCAAGATAATATTGAATACCGCTACGAGCAATTACTGCGTGGTGCTTTTTCATACAGGTCTCCTTCCTTGTTCCTTGTCTTCGGGAACACCTGTTTCATTTTCCCCTTCGGGTCTTTCGGTGTTCTCCTTTATCTGTTTTTCGTTTTCAGAATTAAAGATTGTTGACATATCACTTGGCATTTCAACTTCACCGATAACCTTACTAACGATATTAACAGCAGAGCCTTTGTCGAAACCTGTAACATAGAGCAACTGAATTGCCTGTGCCATTTTCAAAGCAACGTCTGCTTTCTTCTGTGGGTTTGAAACAACAGGTGTATCGAAAGAAATCTTAATAGAACGATACTTGTCAAGGTCTTTCTGTCCTCTGCAACCAAAGTAAGAGATTGCAAGAATAGGAATAAGTTTCTGTACACAAGGAGCAACAACCTGCTGAATGAGTTTGATTGTTTCTGACTGCTTGAGCATAACATCGTCTTCAGACTTGTTGAAGATTCCGTTTGGCATAGAGTAGAACAGAAGACTTTCCGGAAGTCCACTCTTAGCGGCTACATCTTTTCGGATAGCGTCAATAAGTGAATCAAAGCCACTGTAGTTTCTGTTTACAACAGAAATCTCTCCGTAAGAGTTGATTGCCTTCGGATTGAGAATAGACCAATCACGCATTTCTCTTTCGTTCTCTTTCTGCCAAGCCTTAGCCGCCTTGACACCGTTCTGTGCGATAATACCGTCAAGTGGCAGTGTATGTACAAGAAGGCTCATCTGCTGACACATAATCGGCAGAGACATAGCCATAATTTCATAACCAATAAGAGACTTTGCCCAACCGCAAATATCACTTGCACCCCAACCTAACTGTCTGATTGCTGACC